CATTTAACATGGGGTGGGGATTCTACTATATTATTATCTTACTCAAATCCATTATTTTATACAATAGGAGATATGACTTCTTATATTAATACTAATGTTCCAGGTTTAATATCTACTTCAAATTATAGTTATGAAAATGCGTGTTTTCAACCTGTATCAATAAGTGAAGTTTCTAATTCTCAACTTTTTGCAGGTCTAAGAGATTGTACGATAACTTATGAAACTATTGATATGGACAATTTAAATGGAAGATTAAATGAAGTTACTGCACGAATAGCAACAACCCAAAATAGACAAACATTTTTAAATACTGTTCGAGAGTCAGGAATTATCCAAAATATTTTGTCTGAAGAAAGTTTTGTTTCACAAAACGGAAGCACGGGAAATTTATATGATTGGATAAATAATAAATTTAATCGTAGTACAGGATCGGATGCAAAATTAGCACAAATTCAAGCTCAAATTTCTAGAATGCAAAATGATACAAAAGTAAATCAAAAACTTTTATACGATACTTAAACTATGGATATAAATTTAGATTCTACATCAACTGAATTGCAATGGATCAAAATTGGTCCAAATAATCTTCTAGTACAGTCTTTAAAAGACTTAACTAGACAATATGGGCATAATTTAGAGTTGAAAATGAAAAAATCTTTAAAAGATATTGAAAAGGCAAAAAAAATATATGGCAAATAAATGGGCATCTATAGGGTTTACAAATGTTTTTCCTACTGGGATTATAAATCAGCTTAATACTGGCTTACAAAAAGTTAGCGCAGCAGTTAATATTTTAAGCAAAATTACTTCCTTATTACAATTATTTGTTACTTCATTTAATTCTTTTTCTGCTATACTCGAGACTTTTATTAATTATGCATCAAATAAAATAGGATCATTCGCAACAAATTTTTCAACAGGTCCTGGAGTTTATTATAATGTATTAGTTCCCCCGGCTTTTTTACAAGCTTCAAAAAATAATAATTTATTTTCAAATATGGCGTATGGAGGTTTTCAGGGATTTATAAATCGACTTACAGTATCTCTTACAAATAAAGCTGATCCTAATATTCCCACTTTTTCCAATGACGCCGTAGTGGGGGGATGTTTAATAGTTCTTGATACGTCTGGTTTATATGATTTTTTTAATGGGTGGAATTTTTTATCAGGGATGTTTAATTTTTTAAATTTTGTACCAGTAAATATGACGCCTCCCCCACCTGTACATATTAAAGTATTTCCAGGTATTTATCCTGACCCGTCTGGAAAAACTTCCGGAAAATTTGGAATAAAAATAGAATGGGATGCTCCACCTTTGGGGCTTACTACAACTAGAATTTTTAGATCTCAAATATCAGGAGGAGTTTATACCCCCAATTCTAATCCTCCTGTACAATTAATTGGACCTCAGGGGCATCCAGAAGATGGAATTATAACATATTGGAGCCACCAAATTTCTGGAGGCAATCCCCCAGATAGATATACATATGAATATAATGATCCTACTTTTAATAAGGGGCAACCAGTAGTAGTGGAGGGAAATGTTATTACTGGAAATGGATCATACATAGACTACGATGTGGATACAAAAACTGGAAATAAAAAATATTATTATGTTTTACAAACAGGGGTTATAGGGGCATCATCAGCCGGAATTTGGGGTCCGCAATCTAAAGAAATAGCAGTCTTAGCCAGAGCCCAAAATTGTATTGCACAAAACGAATATGCTTTTACGACCCATCAAACATCTCAAGGACCGTTCGTGGAAACTGTGATTTCGGGAGTTCCTTCTCTTGGTCGGTGGGGTTCCATACAAATAAAAAGTGTATTACCGTTTATGGGTCCTTTAACAGATTTATTTACTAATTTTTTAACTGCTTTATCCGGATCTTTAAAAACAAATAGCAGTGCTTTTTCAGATTTTTTACAGGGGGTTGCACAAAAGTTTAAACAACAAATTGCAGTTTTAACTGCTTTATCAGGGTTAATAAACGGGGTAGACAATTTTTTTGCAAAAACCCCTAATATTTCTTTTTTAAATATTCCTCCTACATCTGGAGGTATTTCAAATTTTATTAATCAAATTAATAATGCAAAACTTCCTGCAGGGGGATTTTCTGGCCCAAATGGTCTTACAGCAGGAATTGTTTTGATTTATGGATATGATGCCGTAAACGCTATAAGTACAACAGGACAGGATTTACAAGCTGCTTCTCAAGGAATATCAAAATCGTTTTCTCTTATACAAACTTTTTTAGCATCTAAAAGCTAATTATGAGTAATATATATAAAACATCCTATAAAGAATTTCTTGATAAAATAACTTTTGTTCAATCAATAAAGTTGCGTCGATTACGGGCTGAAGTAGCTTTTTATAAATCAAAAATATTGTCTGCACAAAACCATTTGGAATCTCTTAAACTTGTAGAAGCTCAAATATTACAAAAGCTAAATCCAACTCAAGACACAATTTATTTACAAACATATTATACAGCAGACGCAAACCAGCAAACCAACCCTAAACAGTCTATTGCCCCTCTTATACCTTATGATATGTATGGCTTTCATCCGTCTATTTCGTTGTATGAAAAAAAAGTAATGGTTGGAACGGAGAAGATTATTTCGGAACAATATCGTATAGGAAATGAAATACAACATTTAAATAGAAATATAATGCAATGGACAAATGAATTATCAAATAAAACAACGGAATTAATTTCCCTTCAAGTAACAAACTCTAATAGTGAACAAACTGTATTAAGTTTGGATAATATTTCTGCAATTTGTTATCAAGAAATTTATGCCCTAAATGAAATTAGTATACATTATAAAAACATTACTAGGGACGCAAATGGAAATATTGCTTTCCAAACTGATCCTAAATCTTTACGGGATTATAATAATTTACGTATAAAATTTAAAAATTTAGCCTCTAAAAATCAATTTGTAATTAATGGGCAATTGCCTTTAGAATATGATGACCCGGGATCAGAATTGACTCGTTTATCCCTTATAACTTTTTTATCAATAGCAACTCAAGTTTTATCCCAGAGTACTCAAGATTGGAAAGACCCTATACAGAAGTATCAAAAACAATTATCAGCTTTAATAAATGATCCTAGTTTTAATGTAAATATAGAGTCAGATTTTTACACTATTGGTGCTGACGAACAAATATCTTCTCAATTAGCGTCTCAACCAGCAGCCACTAATTTTGTAAACACTACTGTTGGAAATGCCGGATCAAACGAACTTATATCGGGAACCAATATAAGTAATGTTATAAATAATATTAATTCAAACCCACAAGATCAAAATAAAGTGGGGGTCCCGGTGCGACAAACAACATTACTTACTTTTTCCAATACAAGTTTAGTTGCTAGTATTCAAAGTTTTATGTCTAATAAAATTTCTCAACTTAATAGTTCTCTTATTAACGGGGTAACAGGAACCACCCCAATTTGCTCAGCCCCTACTAAATCGGTCCCAGAACAAACTATAAGTTTATCGAATTCAGATATTGTTACAGCTGAGGCAAATGCATCTGCTTTATTTTCTTCGCAAATTGCATCTGCAGAAGCTCAATACACAGATGTTATGTCTTCCGTTAGCTCACAAATACAACAAGAAGAAACATCTCCCGCACCTGTAATTGCTACTGTAATTTCAAACCCATCAACAGATAATCTCGATCCATCAACTTATAGAATTTTACAAAATTATTTAAATATTGCTGAGGGAAATGTATTAACCGCATACCTTGATACTAATGGGGTCCTAGCAATCGGAAGGGGGCATCAAGTAGATGGGGGGTCTTTGCCCAATGTGGATATAAACGGGGCTCCAATTACAATGCAAGGGCAAATGATCTCTCAAGCTCAAAGTGATGCATTTTTTGCTCAAGACATACAAATAGCTATAGATGGGGCTCGCTCTGTTCTTTCAACTATCGGTCTTATATATGATAGTCAACAACCTAATGTTCAAGTTGTTTTAGCTGAATTAGCCTATGAAATGGGAGAAGGAGGATTAGCAACATTTAGCAGAGGAATTATCCCCTTACTGTGTGATAATCAATTTTCTACTGCAGCAGATTCTTTCTCAGAACAGTTTAATAAAGGATTAATTAATATGCCTGCTGCTCGAGCAGATAGTACTATTCAGCTTATAAATATGTCGGGTATATGGACTCAAATCTCAACACCTTAAAAATATTCTTCTAATAATAATGATCTAATATGTCTTATGATCTTAATCTTACAACTTTATGTGATCATCTCGTTTTTAAAGAACTTACATTTTTAGAAACAGATGCTCAAACTATATATTTATCTAGACCTGTGGCTTCTTCCACGGCGTTAACTGTTTGGATAACAGGTAATGTTTTGCCTTTTAGTTTTTATAATCTTATAACAAATCCGGATACAACAAATCCTAGTCAAGTTCGATACATAAAATTAAATCAACCTTGGCCTTCACCAACAGATTATTTTGAAATTAATTATATTACCAGATCTCCATTTTGTACTAAATGCCAAGGATTTAATTATTTAGATGATATATCTTATGATATAAATGGGGATATAGTAGAAATTTCAAATGAGCCGTTATTAATGCAAAATATAGAGAAGTTTGTAATTACAGAAATAGGAAGCAATCCATTTTTTACATTTATAGGGTCAGGTCTTGGGGCTTTAATTGGAACAAGAGTTACCAACCCCCAATTTTTAATTTCTCAAATTACAAGTCAAATTACAAACAGTCTTAATCAGTTAAAATCTTTACAACAACAATATGCTTTAACTGGAAGACCAATGACTCCTGGTGAACTTTTAGCTACAATAAATAATATTTCAGTACAACAAGATAATAATGATCCAACTATTTTTAGAGCAGATATATCGGTAACAGCACAATCAGGAAATACTGTACAAACCACACAAGTTATTAAAGCAATAGGTTAAATAATGTCAGATTCAACTGTAACTCTTATTAGTCCTTTAAACGATTCTACTGGACAACTTTTAGAGACTAATTTTTCGTGGTCGTTATATCCCACAGATTCAAGTGCAACTTATGAACTTCAAGTTGCTACTGATAGTTCATTTTCTAATATAATTTTTGATTTAACAGAAATACCTTTTACATCGAGAATAGTTAGTAATTTAGATTCTGGGATCGAATATTATTGGCAAGTTATAGCTTTTTCAGACTCTAGTTATTTTGATTCTTCTACTTGGTCTTTTACAACAGCTTCAATTGCTGCTCCTAATATTATTCTTCTTTCTGGAGGAACGGATTATAGCACGGATGATGCTATACAGACTATTTCTGGAATGGCCCCCTCTAATACAGTTCAAATTCAAGTTAATGGCTCTCTTTTTGGAGTATCTTATACTGCTGGTGAAAATATATGGTCTTGGACTGGGACTCTTTCTTTGGGAGTAAATGAAATACAAGTTACTGCAATCATTCAAGTCGGATCTACGTATGTCACATCAGCCCCAGCTTTTATTAATATTACTTTAGTTCAACAACAAGAATCATTTTTAACGGTGTCGGCTCCTACAGGTGTTAGTCTCAGGTCATATCAAAATATGGTACAGATTATAACATCTGAAAGCATTAACCAAAATATAGTAGGTTATAATTTTTATGTAAGTTATCAAAGTGGTGGAGTTAATGGATCTTACGTTAAAATAAATAGTTCTGCTATAACTGAAATGTCTTTTTATCAAGATTCTACGTCACTTATTAATTCCTCAACTGAAACCGTTGGTGAAATAAGTGTGACTACTCTTACTCAACAAATTACTAGAAATTATTATTATTCAACGAATTTTGATAGTACTGCATATAATACAATGGTTCAAAATAATCAACTTCCTAATGTAGGATTCAATCAAGGGACAGATTTTTATTTTGTTGTAACTGAAACTATTTATGATCCTACACAAGGAAAAGTTACAGAAAGTCCTTATTCTATAGAATTAGAAGGTTCGCCATTAACTATTTTAAGTGGATTGACTGATCTTCCTGCAAGAACTAGACAAGACATAAGTTTAACTTTTAATACTGAACTTATGAGTGCTGATACTGGAATAGATTCGATGTCTGGAACTGTTTTTAGAGATATTACAGATCCAATAGCAGAAGAAAATGCTCGTTTGTATGTAATACAAGATTTTTTATCAATAGCAAATTCAGTAAGTACTTTACAGGATTTTGATGATCCAACTGGATCGGGAGTGAGTATTCCCCCATCAAACTCCCCTGCAAAAACTGCTTTGCAAATAGCCCTTAATTTGACAACAGCCGATGCCGTTCAAGCCCTTATAGATAATCAATTTGATAAACTTGCTTCAAATTGTAATACTTATCGTTTACCAGCAACATCTGCAGTTGGATCGGTAGTGTTTTATACCGTCACTGCTCCTATCAGGGATATGCAAGTATCGGCTGGAGCAATAGTTTCAACTCTCGGAGATGTAAACAATAATATTCAAGCCCAATCATATAGTGTACTAGAAACAAAGGTTTTATCAGCAGCAAACAAAGCCCAATATTTTAATAGTTCTACACAACAATATGAATTAGAATGTGCTGTGCAAGCTATAACTCCTGGGTCGGCTGGAAATACCGATGCGGATACGATTAGGGCTATTGGAACAGGAGTAGATTCCGGATTCTCTGTTGAAAATCCTAATCCAATATCTTTTGGAACAGATTTAGAAAGTAACTATGAATTAGCGGGTCGTATGCAATTAGCTTTTTTTGCGGATACTGGAACCAAAGGTGGATACGCTAAAACAACAATTGCAGTTCCCTATGTACAAAATGTGGTTGTGCAAGGAGCGGGTGATCCCCTTATGATAAGAGATTATGATCCAACCACTGAAGAACATATAGGAGGTAAAGTCGATATTTATGTTCAGGGATCTATCGTTCAACAAGAAGTTGATAATATTTCATTTGCTTTTAGTTCAAGTGAAAATATGGGTCAACAAATAGGGGAACGTTTTGATATCGTGAATGCTGTAGCTTTCCAAATAGAATCTTTAAATCCATTAGTTACAGCTCATACTCCTATTTTTGATGTTTTAAATGTATATAATGCTACTCGAGGGGCATCATACAATCTCGGTGGGTTAACAATTATTGGAGACGGAAATATTATTGCTTTAAATGTTGCACTAAATTCCAGTATAGGAATGGCTACTACAGATATTATTTATGTTGATTATTTATATCGAAGTTCGGATACTATTATTTTGCAAAATCAACCTGTTATCGATATTGTGTCTATAGTCGGTCAATTATCTGGTGTTTTAACTTCCGATAACTGGGAACTTGTTAAGTTACAAGACCCGTTAGATACGGGAAATTCTACTATTTCACAAGATGGGGTTCTTATACAATATGCAAATGGAATTCCTGGAGACGCAACTCAAGCTATTTCTCAAGAACAACACGTTCTTATATACGGAGTTACGGAACCTTTAGATCTTTTGGGAATTATTCCGTCTACCATAGTAGTAACTAGTACCACTTTTCCTACTGTAACTTACACTGAAAATTTAGATTATAATATTTTTCCTGGTAGTAATACAACAGCAATAAATATAGAGCCTATTACATCTGGAGCTATTAAAAATGGAGAAACTGTTTATGTTAATTATTCAGCTTTTGAAAATTTTGCAATAACATATACAACTAATGCTCTACTTGAAAATGTTCAAACTAAAATCAATTTAATGAAACATGCTTGTGCTGATGTTATAGTTAAACAAGCTGTTAATAATAATGTAAATATTACTATGACAGTTGTTCCATTACCTATGGTTATAACGACTCCAAACTCGTCCCTTGCTTTAACTTCTCAAATTACATCAACACTTGCAAATTTTATAAGTAATCTTGGAGTGGGGGTTTCTTTAACACAAAGCGATGTAGTAAAAACTGTTAATTCTGTTACTGGGGTTGATTATGTTGTGTTGCCCTTTTCAACTATGATTAAAGCTGACGGGTCGTTTATTACACGAGATAATATAGGATCCCCAACATTTGAAATATATATAAGTGGAAATTCAATCGCATATATTACAACTGAACCCGTACTATCATACTCAACGATAGATCAAGGTGGTCCATCAACTTTATTTAAAGCTATTTTTGAGAATAATGTGCCATTAATTTTACAGACAGATCCATTAGCTGTTTCAAAGGGTCCTGGTCTTGGTTATATTCTCAGTACAGGGCAAATTATAATTAGTACTATAGATGGGTCATTACCAGATATTAATTCTTATCAAGTTGCATATTGGGTGTACGGAGAAACTGGATCAAATGATATTCAAGTTAACGAACTAGAATATTTGTCTTTAGGTGTATGCAATATTTCTTATGGTCCAGTCAGAACAATTAAACAAACTTTATAATTTTTTTAAGGCGGTTTAATTATGAATTTAGGTAATAAAGTTACTGTGACAAATTCAGATGAAAATTATAATTATGATTCGGTCATATTTGCTTCTCGAAAGCCTATGATTGATTCAGATTTTAATTCTGCTCAAGAGATACAAAATATTATCTCTCAGCGAGAGATATCTGATTTACCTTCAGGTTGGATAACCTCATATCCGTTTTATTTTGATTCTGATAGCACTAATGGATTTTATACTCAAAATCCTGATGGAGCTAAACCAGAAATTGCTTTAGTTAATGGAAGAACTCTTTATATAACTGGAACTAATACCACTATAGCAAACACTAATTTTATTGATCTCGGGTCCCCTCCAACTAGCGGAAATGCTATAAATGGAATTATTCTTGAAATGTGGCGTTCTGTTATAAGTTATGATTCTTCAGCAAATCGACCCGCCCCTGAAATTGTTTTAGATAATTTAAATAGTATTAATTTTTTAAGTGATCAAAGTACAGGGTGGTCATGTGGAAATAACGGAATTATTATACAAACTTTTGATGCTGGACAAAATTGGACTACCCAAACTATTAATACTAGTGTGAATCTTAATAGTATAATGTTTGCAAATTCAAATACTGGGTATGTGGTAGGCGATACCGGATTTATTTCTAAAACCGATACAGGTGGGGCGACATGGTATGATAATTTGTCAAACATTGATGCTAATTTATCCTCGGTATTTGTTTACGATGTAACGGGTAATCCATCGTCTATTTCCGTGTGGGCTGTTGGAGAATATGGAACTATTTTAAAAGCGCAACCTGACGGGGTTACTTTTATACCTGTAAATAGTAATGTTACGTTTACTCTTAATAAAGTATATTTTACAAGTCCTTTAATTGGATGGGCTGTTGGGGATTCCGGTACAATTTTAAAATCTGTAACAGGAGGAAATACTTGGACTCAATCTATAAGTGGAGTCACGGTAGATTTAAATTCAATATATTTTTATGATGAAAATTATGGTTTTGCAGTAGGGGATTCTGGTACAATTTTACGTTCTTCTGATGGCGGAGCAACTTGGATTAATCAATCCTCGAATATAATTGGGGGACCTGTTACGCAAGATCTGTTAGATATTGCAATGTTTCCTCAAATATATGTGTCTATAACAAATGAAGAAATTACATCTCAGTTATTAAATAATAATACTACGTTTTTTACGCAACAAAAACCTATTGTAGATATTTATGGAAATACTGTTGAATTTCCATCTTCTGATGCATCAAGTTGGATTTCCGTTGTATCAGATGGAACAAATAGAACAATTTTAAATGTTGATGGACTTACTGGATTAGTGACTATTGCTGCTGCTGATACTACTTATACATCAACTTTTGTAAATTATAATTATGCCCCCACAAACGCAGTATATGCGGGGCAAGCTTGGGCTGTAGGCACAGAGGGTACGATTTTATATACATCAAATATTGGGGCTGATTGGACCCAGCAAACAAATTCATTTACAGATATAAATCTAAACGCTGTAGATTTTTTATCGCAAACCAACGGTTTTATATGTGGATCGGATGCAACTATTATTCAAACTTTAGATGGGTCTAATTGGAGCTTTGTACCTAATAATATACAACCAAATGAAATACAGAGACTATATTTTGAAGGCAATATACAATCAAATGTTTTTCTTAATGATAATATAATTAACAGTCAACTAAACATTGGTGCTTCTCAGAGGGTTCAAGTTCAGTATCAAATAAGAGTCTTACCTTTTGCAAACCCTGATTATGCCGAAGCGGGATTGAATTCTGATATTCTAGGGCTAGGACCGAATAGTGTTGGATATTACGGGTACGAAAATATGGGCCCCATAAATGGAGATTCTGGGTGTTGGCAAGCTGTTTGTCCAAATACTGTAGACGGGTATGTTTATGCGATACCTATAGCATTTGTAGGTCGTAGAAACACTTCTCCTTGGTCTAGTCAAAATTTAAATGGTGGACATCAACCAAATACAGAATATGTACGATTAGATCTATTAGAAGCTACAGAAATTGTAGAGTCTGATGTTCTTGATGTTAGACATCAAGTTATAATACCTTCTATAGAAGAATATTTTAATGTTTCTGTCGATCAATTATTATCTAATAACTTACAAACAGTTCTTGGAACGACAACGGGTCCTCAATATGGAATTGAACTGTTACAAGTAGATAGAGTAGATGGCGCATCAACAGATGGAGGAACTTTACTTTCTACATCTCTTTCTAATTTATATTTATCTCCAATTCCCGGATCGGGAGATAGTACTGTCGGTCTTTTTTCAGGGTCCTCTATTATAACGGAACCTACAGATCAAACGGGTACAGCAACTTTAACTTTAAACGGATCCGGTAATGGATATTTCACTTTTGATCCTGCCCATTATTTTGTGTATGATATAGATTCCTCTGCTTTTATGCAAGGTAGTTTTACGGGATTCGGAACTCCAACCGTAACATTTCAATTTAGTGGAAATATTCCTGATTCCTCACATGTATTCTCGGCATCTGGGGACTTTATTAGTTACGGTCTTAATACGTTAACATATACCCCATCAGAAGCACAATTAGTTAAAGTTTATGGTTCAAGTGCATCTATTTTTTATAAAGGAATTTTAGATACTGACACAAATAATATTATAGAATCTTGGGATTCTGGGGTTTATGGATACACAAATTATGCAACCATTTATCAAACCGAACAATTATCTTCCATTCAAGCTTCTAGAGGATCTAATGTTCAGATAACATTTTATGTTCAAGCATCATCTTCTAATTTAATAAATGGGGTTTTAACAATACCTAATACATTACAGCCAAATCCTACTGATAGTGCCGTGTACACAATTTATACTCCAACTATAGTATATAATGTATTGTCTGAATTTAACCATCAAATAAGTTCTATTATTAAGAATACAACCTCGATTTCTATAACCGGGGCTACAGGATATACATTTACTAATGGAATGATTCTGGAAATTACCGCCGATGTACTATCAATTCCAAGTTTGCAGAATACTCGTAATGGAGCAACTGTTAATTTTAGTCAACAACAAAGATCCATTTATAGTTTTACAGAATCGTTATCTTTAAGTGGAACAATTACTAATAACAGTATAACATTTAATGCTTCAACAGGAGATTTTATTTTAGGATGTTCCTCTATAGGCACATCTTCAGGATCTTCTGCTGTATGTTTTTTAAACGATTCTACAGCTCTTTTTGGAACCTTGGCTTATCCAATTTTAGATGGTACATCTTCTATAATTTTTAATATTAATAATTTTAATAATCAAACTGGGACGGCATCTATACAAGCTCTTATTCTTGAATATACTGTGCCTAGTACAATAGGAGATTCCTCTACAGGAGCTCTTATAGGCTATGATTATATACCAGTACAAACTGTTGTATCAACCCCCAATCTGGAAATACAGACTATTACCGAGTATCCAGCAATGATTATAAGCAATAATGGTTGGGGGTCTTCTACTCAAGGAACTCCTTATATTAATCCCATAGAACAAATTCCTATTACTTTAACGGGATATTATACAGATCAATTATTTTCTATGGATCTTATACAATTTTTAAATTATAATGTGGATAATGGTTTTATTAAGGTACCCGTTTTGATAGACGGTCAATTATATAATGTACCAATTACTTTATCTACTACTGCCATAGATTCTTTGGGGAGACAATATTTCACATCCAGTACTCCACAAATTTCATTTATGTCTGAAGGTCTTCAACAAGAAACCTATAGAAAAATAATGGTCCCGGTCCTGGCCCGGGTCTTGGCCCCGTCTGGGCCCTTTTTGGCAGGGGAATGTGTATTGGTAGTTTTTACTTCTACTACGGCTTCTCTTGCAAATACAATAAACGGGAATGGAATAGCGGTTTATAAAATAGCGGGGAGACCGTTAATTAGATTTACGAGATAGAAGATTTTTCAAGAAGATACCAGAATCGTTCTGTTTTTACGGGCCAATGAGAATATAATATAAGATTTTGGGGTTCAATAAATCGTTTTAAAGAAGTTCCATGAATTCGTTGTCCGACTATAGAATTTTTTGTAAAACCCAATAAATTCCTGTAGTTTTTAGAAGCTATATCTTTAGCAATGTATGGTGGATCGTTACTTGACAGATAATCCGTATCAATATATTCTGCTATCCACTCATTTTCCTCTCCTTCATAAAATACAAGTTGACCTGGTCTATAACCAGAAGCAGAAGAATATAATAATTTTTTTGTTTTCATAAACCTTCTTCTGCCAATTTCTCTAAAAGTTCCCGAGCACTATGAGAAAGTTTTTCTGGTGTTTTTACATGAACTTGAACTAGTTGGTCTCCATAATCTTTTTGTTGTAATAGAGGGAGTCCTTTACCTTTAAGTTTTAGAACTTTTTCTGATTGTGTTCCTGCTGGAATTTTTAAACTAACTTTACCGTAAATAGTTTCTATTTCTTGAGATGCTCCCAAGGCTGCTTGAGAAAAAGTTATATCAAGTTTAGATAAAAGATCTGCTCCATGTCGTTGGAAAATAGGGTGTTGTTTTTCATTAATTATTACAATAAGATCCCCTATATCTCCACCATTAGCTCCTGCATTTCCTTGATCTGGAATTGTTATATAATTTCCCTCAGAAATTCCTGCAGGTATAGAAACTTTTACTGTACTTTCTACAGATTCTATTCCTTCTCCGTTACACTTAGAACAAGGATTAGAAATACTTGATCCGGTACCTCCACAAGTTGGGCATCCGTAATCCTGAATAGTTTGTCCAAAGATAGATTGGGAAACTTTTCTTACTCGTCCTTGGCCATTACAAGAAGTACATTTTTGTTTATGGCCATCTTTAGAACCGGATCCTGAACATACTGAACATCTATCTTTACGTTTTATTTTTAAAACTTTTTGGATTCCAGTGGATATTTCTTCTAAAGATAATGGTAATTTAATTTGAAGGTCACTACCCTTTACAGAATGGTTTTTAGTTCTACGTGATCTACGACCAAAAATATTTCCGAAGGGGGATTCTCCAATATCATATTCAGTTTCTCCTTCAAAATCTTGCATAAAAGCACGGAGAGCGTCTGAAATATCGAATCCTGCAAAACCAAAACCATTGCTGAACCCACCCGGTCCCCGTCCTTGCTGGAATGTAGATTTACCAAATTGATCATATTGAGATCTTTTTTGTGGATCCTTTAATATTTCATAAGCTTCTGTAACTTCGCGAAATTTTTCTTCTGCAATTTTATCTCCAGGATTTTTATCTGGATGAAGTTTCAAAGCTAGTTTTCGATAAGCCGTTTTGATTTCTTCTTCAGAAGAATTTTTTTGTACACCTAAAATGTTATAATAGTCATTTGTGGTAGCCATAACTTAATTATATAATTTTTTCTTAAAAAAGTAAAATGTTTTTTATATGGGCAAAACTTCAGCTATTACTATTTGTTGCCATGCCGAGGTAATTGTTCCATCCATATAAGGAGTAAAACCTGGAAGAAAGAACGAGGAATAATCTGGCATTATTTGATAATATGTTGAATCTCTTAATATAACTGACGAATCTCCTAGGAAAGGGGCCCATATAGAAGTAGAGTCTATAAGCTGGGTTGGAGTTTCCGTTCTATAATTATATGGTACTAAAACTTGTGGGTTTTTGCTTGAAAATGAAGCTAATGTCCCGGTTAAATCCGAAGCAGGGTTATAGCTTGTAATCAATGGATTAATAAAAGGATAATATGAAATCTGCGGGGATGTTGTATCTAATGATAGATATACTAATGGTATATCATCCGCAAATCCTGGGTATAAATTACTTCCATCATAAATACACGACATTTCTTCATTGATTACTGATAAAACGGCACTATTAGCAATAAGATATGTAAATGACACAGTTTCTAATTCAAGAGAATATGCAGGATATATTAAACGTACAACATCTCCAGCTTGAATAATGTTACTATTCCAATAAATAATATCTTGATCGAAAGCATAATCTTCCCCGTACATTTGAGGAGTCCCACCTTGTACATCAAAAATAACATCTTGCATATTTGTGGGAATTCGTGAAAGTGCAAGGGATTGTTCAATGGCCATTGTTGGGGTAATTATAAAATTTTCAATAATGACTGTTTCCCCTTGCCCTGTAAGTTGTATATAAAGATTAGTGTCATTATTAATAAACGTAGATTGATTAATGATATTAGAATATGGCACCCCATTAATAGAAACAATTATATCTGAAGTAGTAGCTAAAGTTGTACTATCATGCAAAGCTGGGTATGCAGGAAAATTAACCCATATTGTTGCTCCAGAAGTAGTGTCTGTGTATTGTACCGGTACCGTAGGGGGTAAAGTAAAACTAGTGACATCAGACATATTTTCATAAAAACTATAAGTTATTTGATAGCATCCAGTAGGGAGTGAAAGACCTATATTAGTTACATCTACAGTAGCATCTTTAAGTGTAGCGACATCATAAAATTCCCACGGTGCATCGTCCAAAGGGGTTTCAGTTTGTTCATAAAGTGTAAATGCTGTAGTTAATCGAGTATCTTCAAGACTGGAAAGGCAACATGTTTCTCCGGTTGTATTTTCTACTAATAATAGATCATTGTATAATTGTAATCTATTGTTAATTGATAAATCTTGTATTCGTTGTTCGTGGGTAAGATTAGTAATTGTTCCGTCATATATCCATCTACTTTGATCAGACCAAGTTTTTTGAAACGGGGGAGTTCCAGGATTTAATATAATAGATGCAGGAATATTTTTTTTAAGATAATCATCGTTTAGAATTATGTTTTCTTCCGTATCAGTTAAGAACTCGGGACTGAAAAAATAATTATAATGATTAAAAGTACCTTTTAAATCTTTCGATGAAGCTTTGGGACCCGGTTTTTGATAAGTATTTAACAATGTGTCAAAAGAATTAAAACTATCAGAACGGGATAAGAGATCTGTCCGGAATTTATACCCTATTTGTAATTGTTCTGGAAAGGGAACAGGATTAACGAAAGTCCCATCAATTAAATCTTCCCCATCATAAACTAAGTTGGTATCTAAATTTCGAGCTTCATCATCATATAAAAGCGAATACTCATCTGTTCCACTTTGAAAATAATTAAAAGTAAATGTATTGTCAATTGTTGGAGTATAACCAGCTGGAGAAGCTAACCAAAATGATTGATAAGGATTTAATGTAAGAAACCCACCTACAGGTTCTATATCCAAAACTGCATTAGGAATAATAGTCCCGTCTAATTGCACTATAACATCATTTGGAGAAGCTAATATATTGCTTCCATCACCGTTTGAAATCGGAGGGTTTTGTAATTGCCATTGAGATATTCCAAAAACTATGTTTTCAACTGTAGTGTCTACGGTGGAATCATTATAAATATAAGAGATATTTACCTGTAAAATATCCCCCAAAACGGGACGCATAAAATTCCAAGCTGTAGCATCTGTTTTTAATAAAACAGCTGAATTTATACCTTCGTCAACCGTGTCTAATACTACATTTGTAAATGTAGTGTCTGTGGAAATATTTATAATTTCTGTTATTGATGGTACGAGATATGGTTCTGAAGATCCTGTAGTTAAAAGATATGGGGTTATTAATGTACAATTTGATTGGGATAATAATTCGTAAGTTGTCCCATAAGATAAATTACCAATTGTGTTTATTGGTGTTATTCCGGTAAATCCTGGATAAGAGCTTAACGGGGTGGTTTCTATAGGAGATGAAAGTTGTGTAAATGGGGTTGTAAGAGATAATGTAAACCACGCTTCCCCTGTTATAGGATAAATAGAGGGATTAGAAATATCCCCACTAGTGGCATTAACACCAATGGTGTTTATTTGTATATTACCAAATGAGTCAACAATAATTCCATTAGAGGGCTGTGAACTAATAATTGTCAAGGTTGCATTGTTATATATCGACGTATTTAATATTGATGTAATTGTAAGGCCATAGCCAGGACCATCAATGCCCTCTATAAAAATCGAAAGAGGTCTCGACGCATATTGTTTTCCAGTGGACGGTTCTGTGACTTCTAAATATGTTTCGGAATTTATAATACTAGAAAAAACATTACTTGCAGCTTGAGTAGTGTAAGATGTTATATAACTCGTGGTTCCATCAATTAAAGATATAGTTGAATCAATATAAAAATAATTTGGAAGTATAAGAGTATAAACATCTCCTAATAATTCTCTATCGTTAGAACTATCTCGAGCAATGGAAAATCTTGGATTTCCCATTCTTTCTTGTAAAATTATAATGTCAGTTTGATTAGTGTCAGAACCGCTACATAAATTATGACGTGTATCTTCATAGAACGAAGAAACAGAATGTTGAACTAAACTGTCGTACATTGTTGTGGGAGTAGTTTTAGAAGTATCTGCTAAACCCCAATGATAACTAACCCAAGGAGTGGTTCCATCTAAAGGACAGGTCGTGTCAATTCCTGTCCAAGTCCTTTGAATAAATTCTTGAAAAAATGGAAGTTGATAATTACTTTGATAGAATTTTGCATAACTATTGTCCGACAACGTGGATATCTGATAATCTTCTATAGTTGTTTTATCTTGATTTCCGTAGAAACTAATTCCATTGTATGGCAAATATGACAAATAATTATTAAATCCATTAATATTTCCAGGATAAAAGTTTACATCTCCTGGAATTGTTAAATATTCCATTGTAAAAGTACTATCTAATAAAGAATTTAAATTTGTATCCTTTCCTGTTGCATCAAAGATTTCGGTTCCAGTCGAACTTGGGTCTATAACAATTCCGCAAGTATTATTATTCTGGTCTAGTGCAAATATTATTGAGTTTGTAGTGTCTATTGAAACTGTGGTATAAAAAGAATTTAATAATTTTGTGGAAGTCACTTCCATTATTTTTAAAGCAAGTAAGGCTTGATCTTGATTAAATAGGTCAGGTTCAGTAATAGAATTAAATGTAGTAAAATTATATCCAGGTATAGACCCTGCTCCCGGGTCACCCCATATAATATCGTGAGTTTTGTTTACATCTATTGTGTCTACCCATATTAATTTTGTATCGTATAAAACATGGGCAGGTTTAATAAGATTTATATAAAAATCAAGATTTTCTAAAATTAATGCTACATTAGATCCATTAGACAAAAGATCATCTATAAATAATTCTATGATCATTTTATTTGTGTCTTTTAACCCATATCCAGAGTTTGATTTACGGGCTTCTAAATATAATTCTTTAACTACTACATTTAAATTGATTAAGTTGTTAACAACAGTTTCTATAGTAGATACGGTACTTCCATTTAAATAGGCATTTCGTAATGTGAGTAATATGTTTCGAAGATCATAGTCGCTTATTGAAGAAGATAGTTGTTGTCCATATAAAAGACGATTTCCTAAAACCGGGTATAGAAAATCAGGTCTGGTAGTAGCATAAATTCCATCATTACTTACTAATTGCCCGGATAATTGTATACGACCCGCTTCTCGAGCCAGAACCAAAAAGAGTTGGGATAAATTTGTATTTACATTTTTAGGATAATTGCTAGGGAGAAAAGTTAATAATGTAGATAGAATAAGAGATGACTGGCTATTTAAAGATGCCCTGAATTGTTTATTATCGGGGAGTCGGTTTCTACCAATTTTTTCAGAATTAAAATAGTAATTTTGGGACATTTAAAAACCTTAATGGAATAACAGGAGTAGCTATAAAATTCCATAGAATAGTGGCTTATTGCCTTATTCTATTAGAAGATTATTTTTTATTTAAGTCGATAATCTTTTAATAAATCCACCTATAATGAAAGCTATACATATTCCATAAATATATAAGAGGTTTCATTAATATGGTATTTAAAGACCGAATCCGAAAGATGTCTGAAAATTTTCTTAATTGTTTCAATTTTAAATCTGAGGACAAAATCAACGGATTACATGGAGAATATTGGATCCGCTTATATGACTCCACAACAAAAGAATTAGTAGAAGAACATCACGGGCACAATATAATTGTTAGTTCCGCTTCTACTCTTATTGCTTGGCTTTTAAAAGATACAGTTTATTCTTCAAGCCCAGTAACTAATAGCGTCGGTGGTATAGCATATTTGGCTGTAGGGAGTGGAAACCCAGCTTGGAACTTACAGAATCCTCCTGCCCCACAAATTACGCAAACAGCTCTAGTATCAGAAACTGCTAGAGTACCTTTTGGTTCTGAAAATACTACTTTCATAGATCCAGTTTCTGGAGATACAGTCTCATATCCCACAAATATTGTAGATTATACGGCTACTTTTTCTGAAACTCAAGCAGTAGGTCCTATTGTCGAAATGGGGCTTATAGGCGGAGATGCTCAAGATACCCCGGATCCTTCTTCGGATATTTTAGTTAGTTATAGAACTTTTCCTGTTATAAATAAATCCAATTCATTAATAATGTCCTTTACATATAGAATCACCTCTTAATAAAAATGAAAATTATATCAAATATAAATTGCGATATGGGAAAATTTGTGATTGGGTCGGAAGATTCAAATGTTTCGTGTTTTTTTAACGGATCAAAAGTTTTGTCGTGTTCTTTAGAAGATTTATCTTCTATTGTTCCAATTATAGGAGTTCTAGTAAGTTCAGCGTGTAATAAACCTGATTCAGAAATAAAAATTATAGCGGATTCCACAAATTCAGATTTTATAAAAGATATACAAGACACTATTGGGGATTCTGAATCAATGAAAATAAAAGTTCTCAAAAGCAAACCAGATGAAATAGAAGATAATAAACCTGTAGAAGCAAGAATTTCTCACGATCAACTAGACAATTATAATACATCGATAAAAAATTGTGCAGATAGTGTAAATGATACTTTAGATTTGTTAAAAATATTATCAAAAACCAAACTACCTAAAAGTATATTATCTTCTACTGAACTTAATAATAAAATTGAAAATATGAAAACAAGCTCTTTGACTAACGTATCGGATTATAGTATTCTATCCGAACAAACAGCAAAAGATATATATACATTAAAAATAATTAATAAACAAAGAATTGCCAGTACATTAAAAAAGAAAATAATGTTTAGAACATCACATCAAATAATAAAAAATTATAATGATTTAAAAACTGTTACAGCAACATTACTTCGAACTTATTACCCAATGTATAATATTAATTCCAGCTTTAAACAATATACAGGATATCCAGCGACTTGGTATTATGACCCATCAGTTTTTTATAATTTTGTAGAACGATACAAAGATGCTTCAGATAATCTTATTGAATTAACCAAATATGATAATTCAATTATTGCTCCACTAACTCTAGTGGGACGAAAATAAATTTTTAAGAGGTTACAAAATGCCCGATAATTTAGGTTTAAATCAAACCCGCGTTCTAGACGACACAGACAGAAATTTTGAAGCTGTTATATCTCAAATTCGCAAACCACCCTTATCTTGTGAAGCAAACCTTCAAGATAAGATCAATATGACACGTTTACAAAATACTGTTAGATCTATTACTACGAGTGGGTGGACTTCAGTTGGAGCTATAGTAAATAATGTCCCCGTTAGTGAATGTGCTGTTGGAGATGTTCTTTGTAGTACATTCAGTGCTAATACAATAAATTTAATTGCTACTAATAATGGGCAAGAAACTTATAAAAATACAGCTTGGGTAAATGGTTGGGAAGTTCTTGTACAAGCTTCTTCTGCTGCGGGGGATAGCGGTGCGGTTCCCATCACTAATGCTACTTTAAATAACTATATAACCCTTACTTCTCCTTCTGCAGGAAGTCCTCCGCCTTGGGGCATAGATTTTGTTTATCTTGAAGTATGGCGCGAACTTTTAGATCCTACAGACACTGTTTATCAATATGGAAATGTTTGTGGCCCTTCCCTTACAAATGATCTTATAGATCCTGCTCGTGGTTTTGAAACTACTTTACGTATTCAAACTCAATATAGAATTAGAGCAACTAGAATACAGGACGTCAATATTAATGTTGATCAAGGATTTGACAACATTCCTCCTCAAGGCCCTATGAGTATTCCTGTAACAGGCTCGCGAGATAGTACGTCACCTTGGACATATAGCAAAGATATTTCTGATCCCGGGCTTTGGAAAGCCGGTTATGGGGATACAACTTCACAGGCTATTTTAGGAACCGTAGACGGATATATTTACGCTATTCCAATGTTTGCTGTAGCACGACGAAATTCTAGCCCCTATGTTCCTGGTACAAACTCTAATGAAGCTGGAGTAAATTTAGCAGGATATTTAGATGGAACAGCTTCAGATAGACCAGATAATCTTTATAGCGATTATATTGTAGCCCAAGATATACTTGATCTTAGACATAAAGTTTTTTATAAAGAAAGTCTTACTGAAATGTGTGCCGATGCTTTTACTAGATTAGAATATAATAATTTACAAACTGCAATGTACTATAATCAATCGGGTGAAGCTTATATGTCTGTTTATAGAACCCAATCAGATTTTATAGGGCCTGGTAATTACACGTGGGCAAATTCACTTGGAATCGGAGATGGAATTAGAAATGTATTTTCAAATGCAGGCGACACACAATACTTTGCTTTAAAAGAAGTCTACCCATCTCCTACTTGGACAACAGGACAAACTGTTACTATTACACCTATTGGGGCCTCATATCCAGCAGGAACTACTTTTGATTTTCAAGCAGCTTATTTTAATGCAACCGGAGATCAAACTAATACAATAGTTGGTGATACAACTGTTAGTGTTATATTAAACTCGATAGCTTCATCACAAGATAGTACGTCACCATTAATTTTTAATTATAATATAAATTATCCAATAGGGTCCTATGGATTATCAGAAGTACCAACAAGGTTTTTGGAAGCACGTAATATGGCAGGTAGTAGTGTTGGTTTACCAATAGCTTTTCCTGGAAATCCAATCCCTGTACGCTTAGATCCTCTCAGCCAAGGGGTAAATATTGTAGTCGATACAAGTACGGGCGATTTTACAAATATGTTACAAAATATGACCGGATCAGTTTATGATTTATATAACTTTGGTCATCAAATGATTTATAATATAGAAGGAACAGGAAGCAATTTATTTACTATAGATAGAACATTAGGTGGATACAATATTATTGGAGTAGCAGATGTCTCATATAATGGCTCTTCGGTACCAAGCAATCTATTAACTGTATCCCGAACCCCTACAGCATATACAGTAAATACAGACAATGCTGTAGCCGATGGAACTAATGTCACCTTTACATTATATACGGGCACTAAATTCTTTGAAGTTAATAAACAAGCTAGAGCTATTACTGGTTGTTATGAAATGCTAGAAATTGTAGCAGATCAAACAGGAGGAGGTGGTAGAACGCAGTTTACTATAGACGCCTCTAATTTTTACATTATAGCTTTAGGAGCGTATTCACAATCTGACGGAACTGCTTATGCTTATGTCACATCTGGTGGGGATTCGTCCAGAGCAATTATTACATCTCCAAATAATACTAATCTTTTTTTAAATCCTTTAAATGTAATAGACGAAAACAGTAATCCTGATTCAACCATTACAATAACTCTCGCATCTACTCCTGCAAGCGGATCTATTATTAGTGTACCAGTTTTAAGAACAAGTGCTGTTCAACCTTCAGAAAACTATATGTTTTTCTATGAATATCTTCCTTATCAAGGACTAATTGGAAACGATGCTATAACAGGAAATATTGTGGCTACAGGCCCGTCCATAACCACAACTTATGGTTCAGGAGCCATAACACCTATTATATCGGGTGGGGGTGTAGGTAGTATTAGTGGAAGCACTCTAACTCTTGATGTCCCGGGTCTGGGCCCGGGCCCGTTTTTTCCTGAACGGATAGGGGATATTATAAATATCTATGATTACTACAATTTTAGAATTACAGAAATAATAGATTCTACATCGGTGGTAATAAATTATCCAATTCCGAATACTTTTCCGGGTGGGGATAGTTTTTCTACCTACAGCTCCACAACATATTTTGATAAATATAATATAATTGATAGATTCCCAGCAGCGAACTCAGAAAATGACCCTCTGGGCACTTCTGCGGATACTTCATCCGTGTCTGGTGTATCGGACCCTGTTATCGAGAATCGAGCCGTAGCGCGACCCCAGCCCTTTAATAGCTATACAGAACCCTTGATTGGGGTAAACTCTGCAGACCGAGGTCGTACAGGTATCATTGCTAACAATTCCCCATATGGAATAAATCCAGGTGGATTAGGAATGACCTATGAATCCTTATCAACCACATCTCCATATCAAAAGACTTATCAATCCTATATTATAAATAAAAATAATTCTGGGGAATTATATATGGTTGTGGTAGGGTCAGAAGACGATAATTTAGGATCTACGTGTTATTTAAATCCATATTCCCTTGATGATGTCGTGGATTATTTTGCTCTTCCAGGTCGACCTTTACTCCCTAATGTGGATCCACAATAAATGGAATCGATACACGAATATATTAGATATTTAGCCGGTACATTTAAAAAAGCTGATGATCCAATGATCAAGGCCCCGGACCCGGGCCCTGTCCCAGAACCGACCCCTGATGGAAAGAATCCGATCGATCAAAAGACGCATAAATTAAAACTTGAAAAAATAGATATATCTTTTTTTGCCCCATATCAAAATAATACCGAAACTTTAACTATAGAAAAGAATAAAAGCCATGAAGCTAATTTTCAATGGAATCAATACTCTTTATTGCTTTCGGATGGGAATGTAAATCCCGTTAAAAAGCAATGGTATAGGTTTTATGAAAAATTGGAAGCTTGGGGCACTGTACAGCCTGGAAATGCCCAAATCAAACGGGTAAATGAAAAAGGTGTACCAACCGATGAGCTTACGAAACAGCCCCTTCCAGAGTCCTTAACGGTTCAATCTATTCAAGCCCAGTTCCGGGACCTGTTACAAAAACCTGATTTGGAACCTAATAAACCTGAATCTATGGTTGAATATATAAATGGGCAAAAACCTGTAAAAACCTATAGCCCAACAGAATTCAAAAATACGTATGAAAATGGGACTTTAAATAAAGACGGGACACATTTTTATGTTCTAGTCAGTAAGAGTAATGATATACTTAGCCCATTAGGGAAAAAGTTAGGTGCAAATCCTGAAATGGAATCCGCTAAAAAGGAACCCGTTACTAAGGAACCTCAAACGACAGGAAAACCAGAACACGGTGGTTCTCCGATTCCAGAATCTAAAGGTCCGGAAATGGCTCCAACTAATCAATCTACGGCTCCTTTATCTGCTCCGGAACAACATACTCCGAATCTTCAAAATCTTAAATCTTAAAAATAGTTTATTTTTTTATTTTTTAGGTATATAATATAATTAAGGTAGGTTTTTGTCCCTAAATAAAATAGGATTGCAGAGCGATGCCTTTTGATCAAGTTCCTTCCGTTTACCCACAATTACTTGAACTTCGAAAATCTAAAACGGCAGATTTTAAACCTAATTCATATTTAAAAGAATCTACTAAACTCCGCTACTATCAAGTGATTGGAGCTTTACATATGATTCTTTTGAATAGGATGGTTCTCGGGGATGCTACTGGAGTAGGTAAAACGGCTATGGCTATAGGGGCCTATTCTTGGATTTTGTCTAGAGAACCAACAATGAAATTATTGGTTGTGGCACCCAAATCTGCCCTATTTCAATGGGCAGATGAGTTTGATAAATTTACGCAAAATATTTCTGTACGAGTATTAACTTTAGAATATGCCGGTCTATCGGGGATAGATGCTAGAAAGAAACAATATGAGGATTTTAAAGAAAATGTATTAATCGTTGGGTATGCACAAATACGTTCTGATTATATATTTTTGAAAAAAGCTTTGGGGGCTAATTATACCGTAATCTATGATGAAGCGACGGCTTTTAAAGGACGAAAAACTCAAACTTATTTTGCTGCCCAAGAACTAGCCCAGTCCGCGTCCCGGGTTTATGGTCTTTCCGCTACTATTATAAAAAATAGTCTTGAAGAAGTTTGGTCAATATATTCAGTTATAGTCCCCGGTCTTTTTGGGAAGATCACAAACTTTCTTCGTACCTATACACATCAGAAATTATTAAAATTAAAAATAAATGGTCAAGATCGATACATACCACAAATAGATTTGACCAAGGGTCATTTAGGGCATAAGAACCTTGAACAATTTAAAAAACTTATAGATCCTTATATATTGGTTCGTAAAAAAGAAGAAGTCGAATCCGAGCTCCCGCCGATTATATCTAAAAAAGTAATTCTAGAAATGGAACCCGATCAGAAAGCTCTTTATAAAAAAGCTGTTCAAGGAATCATTTATGAAGAAAATGTAAAACGGGACTTTTTCGAGATCTCGGACAAGGTCAGGGCCGGGACCCGGGACCCGAAGATTTTAGAAAAGTATGAGGATATGAAAGAGAAATATGAAAAACTTTTAACTGGGGAATCTAAAAAGCATGGGAAACTTGCTGCTTTAACATATTGTCAAATGATCTCTAATGGGCCTGGGCTTATAGGAGAACCGGGTGAGTCCAGTAAAGAAATAGAATTTGAAAGATTACTAACTGAAGAACTTCTTACAGAAAAGATAATTGTATTTAGTCGTTTTAAAAGGGGGATACCTAATCTTGAAATAATATGTGATAGAAAACATATTCAATATTCAAAAATTACAGGAGATGTTTTAGATGCTCAAGAGCGGGATAATGCTAAGAAAAAATTCTTGAATAATCCAGAATGTCGGATCATTTTTATTACTATGGCCGGGGCCGAGTCTTTAAATCTACAAGCTGCTTCTGTAGTTTTATTTTATGACACGCCGTGGTCTTATGGGGATCTTGTTCAAATTATTGGTAGAGCGCAAAGAATAGGATCGATACAAAATCATATTCTATTAATACATTTTGCTAATAAAGGAACGATTGATATGCGGGTGATCGATCGTGTAAGTGGAAAAAAAGAGTTGTCGTCAGAAATTATTGGAGATACTTCTAAAGGGGCTTTAGATTTCAGTTCTGGGGAAGAAAATGTAGTAGATGATCTGTTCAATGAACTTTTAGAGGACGGGGATAAACTTTAATGTTCAAAACCTCGCATCCTGAATTTTATACCACCGATATAATTAATTTTGAAAAATGGATTGGAGACAGGCCTAATTTTGTAATAGACCCATTCATAGATTTTGACGGATTTAAAAATTCAGAAGAAAATTTTGATTATAATACTAAAAAGTATAAAGATAAGATTATAAAAATAAAAGGATATTCACAAATTGAATTAAGAAAAATTGATGGATCGTTTGATTTTATTTATATAGATGGATCGCACACAAGTTGGGATACATTAGAAGATTTGATATTATCTTTTAGAATTTTAAAACACAATGGTATAATTATTTGTGATGATTATGAATGGTATAAGCAAGATTTATATGGCCCAAAACCAGGAATAGATGCATTTCTGAATATTTTTATAAATAGCTATGATTTATTATTCAAAGAATATCAAGTCGGAATAAAAAAGCGATGAAAGATTTAGCAATATGTTGTATTGCAAAAGACGAAAATCCATATTTAAATGAATGGATAGACCATCATTTAGCTATTGGGGTTCAACATATTTTTCTTTACGATAATAACTCTAAAGAATCTATAAAAGATTTTTTAGGAAATCAAGATAATATTACAGTTTATAATTGGCCTGGAACAAATAGGCCACAACTTCCAGCCTACAACAACTGTTTAGACAATAATAGAAAAGAATTTAAATGGATAGGGTTTATTGATGCAGATGAATTTATTGTTCCTAAATCAACGAATAATTTGGTAGAGTTTTTAAAAAATTATGAAAAGGAATATATTGCTGGATTATCTATTAATTGGAAAGTTTTTGGATCTAACGGACATTTAACTAGGCAAAAATCTCAAATCAGATCTTATACCAAATGTTTTAAAGATAAACATTGTAAAGTAATAACAAGACCTGAATATACAATATCCTTTGCTAATCCTCATTTTGGAAATTTTATTGGAGGGTTTTGGAGTGTAGATGAGAACGGAAAAGAAACTCGTGGTCCGTTTAACGCGCACAGTTCCTCTCTTATTCAAATAAATCATTATGTAAATAGATCTCTAGAAGAGTTTAAAGAAAAAATACAAAAAGGTCGGGCAGATTGCGAGGATATTCGTGACATATCCCAATTTTATGGGATAGATAAAGATTGTGTTGAAGAAGATACCTATTTAAAAGATTTAAAATTATTTGTTTGAAATAAAGGAGAATTATTTTTATGGACATTTTACATACCTATTTATATTGCTATAATGAAGAAAAACTTCTTCCATATGTTTTAAATCATTATAATACAATTTTTATGATAATGGTAGTACAGATAGTAGTGATGAAATTTATAAGAGATATGATAAAATAAAAGTTATAAAATATTTTACGGATACTTTTGATGAATTAGATTTTGTTAAAAGAAAATCTAATGATTATAAACAAAGTAGAGGAGTAGCAAACTGGGTTGCCATATGTGATGTCGATGAAATTATAGATCACCCACAGTTAAAAAACTTTTTAAATAAATATACGGAAAATAATATAACAATGGCTGATTTAAACGCACAATGGCTAGTTGGAACAGATTGGGGCAATCCAGAAAAAGACACTATTTTTCAAATAATGAAATTTAGGTCTTGCAAAGAACCACATAATGGAAAGGCGCAACTAATAAGTCCAAATATCGATATAGAATATGGACCCGGATGTCACACATTTAAATGTAATAAATATTTAAAATCCAAAAAAGAAATCTACACTTTTCATTGTCAAATGTACGATTCAGATTATATTTTTAAACGAAATCAAACATTTGCAAAAAGAAAAAGTGAAAGAACAAAAAAATTTGGCTATGATTTTCATTGGGGGTGGAACAAAGACCAATTATTACTTCCTATTAAGAATATTGTTGATAAGGGAATATTATTCAATTCAACTGATATAAAATAAATTTATATGAAACATTTTCTTTTAAAAAGACGAGAAACGATGGGGGATGTTTTCCTTTTAACTGTTTGTGTAAAAGCCCTTAAAAAAAGATTTCCTGATTGTAAGATAGATGTGGCTACTTATTTTCCTGAAGTCTTACAAAATAATCCAAATATTAATGGAATCTATCGTGATCGTGATATTCTTGGTATAACATATGACAATATTTTTGATTTAAATGATGCTTATGAAATTAATCCGCGTATAAAAATAGCTGTAAACTATTTAAATTCTTGTAATATTACTGATGAAGTTGATACAATAGGAGATATGTGGTTTAATGAAAACTTAATAAAATTTGGAAGCAATGTTTGTTCCGGAGAATTTATAGTTTTTGAAGCTTCAAAAACTAATAATAGATTACAGCAAAATAGATTTTTTCCACGGATGAATGAAGTCCACGATAGAATAAAACAAATGGGATTTAAAACAATGATAGTAGGAATAAATAACGCTTCTAATATTATAAATTCTGATATAGATTTTACCGGAAAATTAAATTTAATGCAAACTACTGTTGTAATAGCACAGCACGGATTAGTGTACATAGGATATCACGGTGGAATGGCTCATCTTTTACAAGCCATTCCAATGCCAACAGTAATATATTATACTGTGCACAGTGCTGAATTTACTCAAACCATTAATGATTTTCTAAAAATTATTAATGTAAAAACGGAGTGCTTTAATTGTCGAAGTAGATTTGGAAATGGAAAAATGTCACCATGGCCCTCTTGTTATCATCCTGAAATAAACTGTTCAGAAACTATATCTGTTGATGAATTAATTGAAGGAATTTTGGAACAATACGAAAAATTTAAAGGACAGATTAATGAAAGAAGATTACAAGTACATTTCTGAAACGGGGCGTCATCGTTCAATAACTGTTCAAAAAATAGAGAAATATTTTGGATCTCTCAGTCAACTAAATGGCTTAGACATAGGATTCGGTGGAGACCCATTATTGATTAATTCTATATGTATGGATATGCCTGAACGATATTCTATTAATGTAATAGAAACTGCTCCGCAGAATTTATTTGGAGATTGCAGAAATTTATATTGGTTTTCTGATTGTTGTTTAGATTATGTTTATTCGGCACATGTATTAGAAGACTTTCTTGAATCTGAAATAAAATTAATTCTTAAAGAATGGGTTCGGATAGTAAAAAACGGAGGTTTATTAATCTTAGATTTGCCAAATGAAAGAAAATATAGAGATGTATGTAAACAAAGAGGCTATAGGTCTAATCCTCGACATTTAATTATTGATATGTCCCCAAATTATATTTTAGATAAAACAAGAGATCTTGAAATTTCTTTGATAGACCTTGTGGAGGACCTTCCTCCAGACAATTATTCTTTTCTTATGATTTGGAAAAAATTAGCAACGGATCAGTTTTAGGGATAAATAAACTACAGTTCCAAAAGGAGTTTTTATGACAGTACATCACCCAGTTACGCTTATTGGAAATGATATTTTTGCAAGAAAAATTATAGAAGCGTCGTCATTTGATTTTATTCACGTAGCTGTAGATATTGGAGCTCATACAGGAGAAAGTTCCACTCATTGTATTTTTCAAGGATTGGAACAAAAGCAAATAAAAAAACTTTATGCTCTTGAACCTCAAAAAGAACCATTTAAAAAACTTTGTGAAAATTATAAAAATTATAGTTGGGTCATTCCTGTTAATAAAATGACTGGAAAATTTTGTGATTATAATACCCCTGAAGAAATAAAAATTTTTTATGATAATCATTTTGGATCATTAAATAGAATGCCATTTAATAATGTTATGAATATTGTAAATGAAGAAATTGGATATCTTAAACAGGAAAAAGTAGAAGAAGATGGAATTGATTGGATAATAAAAGATAATAAAGGCTTACCTGATTTAATTATGCTTGACGCCTCTTCTTTTACTCATACATATGAAATTGAATTTCCAAAATATTATGGAACAAAAGTTATTATTCTTGATGATACGAGATGTATGAAAAATATGCTTATTCGTACTCATTTGCTTAATGATAAAACATATAATTGTTTTTTTGATAATATTAACTATAGATACGGGGTTTCTATTTTTATAAAAGAAAAGTCGATATGAAGGTTATAGGATTTTCTTGTTGCGTTAATTACGCGGATATACTTGCTCTAACTTATCCTATTAACCAAAATTTTTTAGATGATTATATAATTAGTACATCTTATGAAGATGTGGAAACTCAAACTTTTTGTTCTGAAAATAAAATAAAATATGTAATATCAGATGCATATAAAAAATATAATGCTTCTTTTAACAAATCAGCAATGCTTAATGAGTGTTTAAAATATATTTATAACAATAATTTTTATAAAGATTTCTGGAAAGTCTCTCTAGATGCAGATATAGCTATAGATAATATAAAATTTGATAAAAATAGGATTCTTAACAATGATTTTATTTATGGAACTATGCGAAAAATTATTGACGATAAAAATTTTTTTAAAGAAAAAATTTTTACAATAAATAGTTTAAGAAAAGCCCCAAGTTGGCAACAAAATTTACCAGAGAATTTTCCTCATCCCAATGTTGGATATTTTCAAATGTTTAAAAAAGAGGTGTTTTTTAATGAATCGTTTTTAACATGTTCTCATTGCGACACGCAATTTTTTTATGAGCATTTTTCTCGAGATAGATCATTCACATTTTTAGAAACTGAGATTTTATCTTATCATCTTGGAAAAATAGAACAAAATTGGTGTGGAAGAAGGACAAAAAAATTAGATACTATATTAGGAAAAGATAAATGGGTTATAATCCGTTAGTACGGGGCGATATGTGGTCATTACAATCCTTAATAGAGACTCTACCCCAAAATATAATTATGATTGAAATAGGGGTTTATAATGGGGAATCCACTGAACAATTTCTTAAGTCTGGAAAAATTATAAAAACATATTGTATAGATCCTTTTTTAAATGGGTATGATGATAGCGATCCAACGTCTTCTTTTGATATGTTCTTGGCAAGAAAAAATTTTTATAATTTAATTTCAAAATATAATAATATTATTCACATTGAAAAAAAATCTGATCAATCTTTAAACGATGTACCGGATCAAGTAGATTTTGTTTATATAGACACAGTACATACCTATCAAGGGTTAAAAAAAGATATTTTGAACTATTATAAAAAGATTAAAATTGGGGGGATTTTAGCGGGGCATGACTATGGTCATCCCACTCATCCTGGAGTAAAAGTTGCTGTCGATGAATTAATAGAAAATCCTATAACTTTTCCTGACTTTTCGTGGAGTAAACAATTAGAAGATAAAAGAGTTAAGAATTTTATTTCTATGCAAGGAAAATTATAAAAACTAAAATCTTTAAAAGGAATTAAAAATGAAACCAATCAGAGAAATGTGGGCTGGTATGATTGATATTACTTATTATTGTGGTCGCGAGTGTGTTTATTGTACCCGATGTGATAGACATTTAGGTAAAAAACGTTATCATATGTCCCTTGAAGATGTAGAAAAAGCTTTAATAAGTTATAAAGATTTTCCTGGTTGGATTGGAATTATAGGTGGAGAACCTCTTTTTTATCCTTATCTCAGTGAAGCGTGTGAGCTTATACGACACTATTTTCCAAATCCTGCTAATAAAGTAGCAATATGGACTAGTATAGATCCCCAAAAATCAAAATACGGAAATGATATTTTTCGTACTTTCGGACACGTTCATTACCATCCTCACACTAAAGAACAAGAACAGGAATTTAGTCATCAGCCATTAACTATTTCAATAAAAGATGTAATAAAAAATGAAAAACTACGAAATGCTCTTATAGATGATTGTTGGCTTCAAAGAAAATGGTGCCCTACAATAACAAATGACGGGGCTTTTTTTTGTGAAACAGCTGCTTCTATAGCAAAACTTTTAGGAATTAAAGGATGGGAAGTAGAACCTACATGGTGGAAAAGAAATCCATCAGAATTTGGATATCAAAAAGATTTATGTCAATACTGCGGAATGTGCATTCCTATGGAACGACAAAAAATGGAAGAAAAACAACAAAAAATATCTCCCAGTTTTTTAAAAATTCTTCGAGATAATAATTTACCCACCGGAAATTATGAGTTATTTGATAAACAAATTACAATTAAAGAAATGGTAGAATGTGTGCCAAATTGGAAACCCGGAGTCTATAAAACAGAATTATTATATGAAACCTTCCCTTTTAGTACTATAGATTTTTCAAAATTTGAGGATTAAAAATCCTTTCACAAAATAATTACTGAATCAAAAGATTTAGATCTTTCTAAAAATTGTTTTTAGTTTTTTTTAAAAAAAGTGTATAATTAAAATATGGAAGAAGATCCTTGCCCATATTGTGATGGTTCAGGGTATAACCTCACCGCTATAAAACACACTCAGACGGGTATAGATAAGCTTGTATCTCAGCCTTGCTTCTGCTACTGTTCCCGGCTTATATCGTCTGAAAATAGCATCCTAGGGGGTTTAGGAGGACAATATACGCACCCAGATAAATTGGATCCTCTTTTGGACGTAAATTTTTCTGATCTGGCTTTAATTCCAAATTATTTAATCGCCGGTAACACAGACGATTTTCTATTACAAATTAAAGCTTTGTTGATGAAATATCGTTTTGATTCTCGTCATATCAAAATATTATTGAGTCGATCAATTGATGTGATACAAGATTTTCATGTCCCACAAGGAATTGAAGAAGAAGCTCCTAAAAAACTCTCATTTTTAACTAATTTTGATTTAGTAATACTAGAATTCGAAACTGCAGAGCATAATAAAGCCCTAGCTCCTGGTATGCATCAAGTAGTCTGGACCCGTATAGAAGAAAAGAAACCTGTCTGGGTTTTTTTCCGTAGTGGTTTCGGAAATATGACGTCATGTAATGAACAATCCCCGGGTCTTTTAGAGTTATTCAATAAGCATTTCCAACAAATAGAATTAAAAGCAAGTCAAAATATTATACAAAATCAAAGTGAAAGTAAAAATCTAGCCACAACCTTTTAGAAAATATAGAGTTAATGAAATGAAAAAAGTATTTAGATCAATAATCGATATACAATCCAGTGTTCCAATGGAAGAGCTCGTTAGAAATTATCGGGCATTCATAACATCTAGAGTACAGGCAGAAGATCCCTCTTATATTAAATTATATCATTGGATTGAAGCACATTTTAGAGAATACAAAGAAATCCCTTCCTATACTCTTTTGTATAAGAGAGCCGAAAAAGAAGGTAACGAAGGAGTATTAGTCTCGTTAAGAGATCTTGTTTCAGAAGTTGCACAAATTCGATCTAATTATAAAGAAATCCTTAAAGATAAGTTTGAAGAACAATGTAAAAATAATCTTCAAGATTTAATGCAGAAAACATATCAAATAGCAAGTTCAGGTTTAAAAACTGGGAAAAAGGAAATAAAAGGTATAGAATCTGCTATAGAATATTTTATTTCTGAATCCCGAAACTTTAGAATGAGAAATTTAAATACTAAAACAGAAGGAAATATTAGAACAGAACAAGACCGCTCTGAATTAATGCAAGAATATCAAAAAAGTAAAACTGATCACGGTGTGACTTTAAGTATGTATTCTTTTCTTGATAAAATGGATAGTATAACAAGAGGTTTGAAGCCTGGCGAATTAATGCTAGTAGCTGGATTTGTAAAACATGGAAAAACTATTCTTGCAACTAATCTAGCTTATAATGGAATTGTTCAAGGGCTTAATGGGATGTTTGTTTCTTTGGAAATGTCTTTTGAAGAAATGCGACGCTCTTTTTATACTCTTCATACGTGTAATCCATATTGGCTTAATATTCCTAAATATAAAAATCTTATAGGAAAAATCGATATTGAAAAAATTATAGGAGGAGAGTTATCCGAGTTAGAACATGAGTTTTATGATACAGCAGGAAAACATTTTATTAATCAACCGGACTACGGTCAATTATATATGTATCAACCTATAGAAGATTTAACTCCATCTAGACTAGAATCTTTAGCTTATGATTACGACTCGCAATTAAAAGATCAAGGAAAGCAACTGGATTTTTTGGTAGTAGATTATGTAGGATTAATGCACGGAGATAAAAGTGGGAGTGACTGGAATAACGAACTTAATGAAATTATAAAAAAACTTAAAAATCTTGCTTTAGGTTTTGATAACGGTAGAAAAATTCGTATTATCAGTCCTTTTCAAATAAATAGAACTGGTTATAAAGAAGCGGAAAAAACCGAGGGTATGTTTAAACTTACAGCTCTTTCTAATGCAAATGAAGCCGAACGATCTGCAGATGTTGTTGTTACTACTTATATGACTGAAGAAATGAAAAAAGCAAAAATTATAAAAATAGCATGTTTGGCTCAACGTCGTGGAAGTACTTTTGATCCATTTGAAGCTCGAATAGATTTTGGCCCCAAATATATACACGATATTATTCAAACCAGAACCTTACGACCAGAAGATGAAGGTCTAACAGAAATTCCAATAGATTAAATATGCAAAAAATTATATTACATTATAATAAAAAGTTATGGAAAGAAATCATTCCTAAGCCATATAACACTTTGCAAATATTTATTACCAATAAGTGTAATCTTAGGTGTAAGGGATGTTTTTATGAATCCCGTATAGAGAATTCAGAAATGTCCTTTGATAATTACAAGAATATAGTTAATCGAGCTCCAAAAGACATACATAAAATTGTACTTATGGGAGGGGAACCAACTTTACATCCAGATATTATAGAAATGATTAAATATAATCAAAACAAAAATTTAAAAACTACTATTTATACTAATGGAGTAAATCTTTCTATTTTAGAAAAAATAAATCTTAAAAATGTTGATGTCAGAATTGGAGTTTTAGGGGCAATTACAGGAGAAAAAAATCTTAAAGATATTATGCCCTCGGATATACCAGTCACAATAGTTTATATGCTTCGAAAAAATAATATAGGAGAATTGTTAATAGCTTCTAAAATGGCAGAGACATTTAACTGTAAACAATTCTTTTTATCGTCTATTCGAGATATAACAGTAACAGGGAACTTTTGGAAAGATACAGATGATACAGTTTCAAATGAAGAATATTGCGAAATTGTACAAAATTTTTTAAATTTTTATAATGGAAAAATAAAAAAGATTCATATAGCGTCTAGAGGAATACTTGAAACAACACAAAATAAAATGACGTGTCAGACATGTCGATTTGGTAATATTTTTCCTAATGGAGAAATTATAACTTGCCCATTCGATATAGCATTAAATAAAATTTCTACAGATTTTGAATATGGTAGATTATGTAATAAAAATGGCTGTGTACTACAAAAAATAATACTCGAACGAAAATGAAGGATATACTAAAACTAAAGGAATTAGTAATAGAACAAGTTCCACTTGCTGAAGTAATGTTATCATATGGAGTTCGGTTTCAATTAGACCCACGCATAGCAAATGAAGTTCAGTTTCAATGTCATTTTCACGGTAAAGATACAAAACCCTCTGCTAGGTTATATAACAGTACAAAAACCTGTTTCTGCTGGGTATGTAGAAAAACTTGGAATGTTATTTCATTTACAATGGATGCGGAGAGATTTACTTATAAACAAGCTATAAAATATTTAATCAACAAATACCATATAGATACTTCATCGATTCCGGACGAACCAGTATTTGAATTCCCTAAAATTCAAATTTCCGAAACTAGAATAGCGTTAAATCTTATAGAAAAACATATTTTGGAATTACGAAGAAAAATTAAATTCGAACAATATAGAAATTTTTGTGTAGCATTGTATCTTCTTAAGTATCAGGATTTTCAAGGATTTAAAATTTTAGATGGTATAACAAAAATACAAAATAAAATTAATGAAGTAAAAGGAACATTAGCCTTATGAAAGACGGTCTTGATCGAAAGGATTTAGAAAGTTGGGAACAATGTAAAAAAGATGACGTGATTTTTGTATATGATAATAGAAGTGAAACAGGATTTTTATACAAAATCATAAAAGAAGGAATTCCTCCTGAATTAGAAAAAATTGCTGAAGAAAATTTAATTAATTTTAGTAGTATATTTGTACCCATTTTTTCTAATAATTTACAGAATTTTAAAGAACAAGGGTATAAAGTAAAATTAGTTAATAAAAAAGACTTAGTTCTTTATAGTCATTGGCAAACCAAAACAAAAAAATATTTTGATCTTTTAGAAGAAATAACAGAGGAATAGTAAATGGGAACATCTGAAGTTCAAACCATGACTTTAACCGAGTTTATTGAAGAAAACATGCGTTCTGCTGTTGCAGAACTTCCGTGGATGAAAGGAAAGAATATTCGACTATGTAAATCTATAGAAGATCTTCGTTCCTACATAGACCAAGGAATCAATAATGGGCGATGTGCACTCGATCTTGAAACCACCGGTCTTAATACACGATTAGATTTAAACGGCAACCCCATAGAAAAAATAGTGGGTATAGCCCTTGCTATAAACGAAGACGATGGAATATATGTGGCTATAAATCACCAGGAAGGAAACGAAGATAATCTTCGAGAACAAGAAGTTTTGGAAGAAATTCGTCGTTTATGCTCGTGTTGTGTAATTTTAGTTTTCAACGCTAAATTTGATTTACAGTTCCTTAAAAATTACGGTATAATTGTCTCCGATCCGTCTATGTTTGAAGATGTACTTATTCTTGCCCGTCTATATGATGCGGGACAGAAAATAAACAATCTTAAAACTTTAGGGGATACCCTTCTTAAACGTCCTCAAATTGATTTTAAAAAAGCTACCGGTGGTACTACCCGTTTTGATTTTACCCCGCCTAGTAGCGGGTATCTTTATGCCGCACCCGATGCGATGAATACTTTTGGTTTATACAATTTTTTTATAAATCATCCAATTATAATTTCCCAGAAAAATATTTATGCCATAGAAAAGAAATTGTGCCCCGTAATAATGCAGATGGAACAAAATTTGGTACTCATAGACAAGCCATATTTAGAAGAACAAAAAATAAAAGCCACGAAAATTTTGGGTAATATAGAAAAAGAAGTTCAAGCTTTAGCCAAAAAAGATTTCAATCTAGGTTCAACTCAACAACTTGGAAAAATTCTTTTTGAAGATCTTAAATTTGATTATCCTGAAAAAGATAAGACTAAGAGTGGACAATATAAAACTGATGATGCAACTCTTAAAAAAATAGCAGATAAATATCCAATCGTTAAAAAGATAGTAGAATATAGAGAATTGGATAAATCACTAGGAACTTATGTCACTAATTTATTAATAAATTGTGATGAAAATAATTGTATAAAACTAGGATTTAATCAGAATGGAACAGATACAGGAAGATTTTCTTCCCCCGGGGGAATGGGACTTAAACTTGACGGATATTGTGGGGTTAATGTTCAATCTATTCCTGCTAACGATTCAGATAAAGTGTCAGATAATCTCCCTGATATACGAAGGTCATTTATTGCACGTCCGGGGAAAAAAATTCTTGCTATGGATTTTTCCGGAGAAGAACTTCGAGTAGCAGCAAATCTTTCTAATGAGCCTGTGTGGATTAAAGAATTTTTACACGGATCAGCTGATATGCACACGGCTACGGCTTGTGCTGTGTATAATAAAGAAGCCAAAGACATTTCTAAATCTGAAAGGAAAATTGCAAAAACTGTAAATTTTTTGATTTTATATGGTGGAGGAGTAACAAAATTATCTGAAAATGCTCATATACCTTTTAATGAAGCTAAACGTATTATTGGAACATTTTTTGAAAAATTATCAAAACTTAAAAACTGGATCGATACTGAAACTAAACTTGCAAGAAAACTGAAATATGCAGAAACTTCCTTCGGGAGACGACGTCCCCTTCATGAAATGTATGATTCTGGAGATGAGCGTCAAATGGCACACGCCGATCGATGTGCCGTAAATTTTAAAATTCAAGGAGCTTGTGCTGATATTTGTAAAATAGCTATGGTACGAGTTCAAAATTGGATATATAATAATAATTTACAAAATAGTATTAAACTTTTAGTTACAGTGCATGATGAGTTGGTCTTTGAAATTGATAATGATAAATTAGATCAATGTATTCCAGTAATTAACAAAATTATGTGCTTGCAAGATATTCTGCAGGATAAATTTCATTGGCCTGTGCCATTAGTAATAGATGCTGAATATGGTGATTCCTGGCATGTTGAACATAATTTTTTTAAAGAACATCCAGAACTTAGAAACTTAAATCTTGATATAAATTATGAAGCGCCCACTGCAATTAATAGATTGATGTCAGTAGATACAAAAGTTTCTCCTACAAATATTAAAGAAAATATTGAGCCCTTAATAGTTCAAGACCCAGTCGTAGAAAAAGTAATAGAAAATATTGAAATAGTAGAATCTGAAATTGAAGAACCAGTTAAAGAATCAGAGTCAGAATCACAAATAGAGATGGGGGATGACGGAGAATTGATTTACACAGTTCGAGAGATGTCCCTTCCGGTTTCTAGAAAAATAAATGATATTATAGAATTTTTAAAAAGTGAGTGTAATAACGAATTTTATAGCGGAGCAATAAAAAAAATTCGTGTCCGGGATTTGTCTGGTTATGATTTGATTATCTCGGACATACGTGTAAGAGCGGATAGTTTCTTGGCCTTGGCCAGATTCTACGGACTTTAATAAAACAAAAACTTTTATAAACGACCTAAAAAGGAATCAAACATGGCTACCACTGATATAATAATAGTTTCATATCAAGATAAAGAAGATTTAGAAAAGTGTGTGGCTTCTATAGAAAAAAATTGTACAGATTATAATTTAATAATTGAAGACAATAATATTCCAGGTCAGAATATAGGATATACTAAGGCAGTTAATGCAGGAATAAAAAAAGGTTCTGGTCAGTTTTTTTGGTTATTAAATTCTGATACAATTGTATTAGAGGGGACGCAACAAGAGCTGATAAAACAACTCTCTTATAGTGAAAAAACCGGAATTGCAGGATCGATGCAAAGAGATCCGGACAATTTAGATAGGATCCGTTTTGGTGGTGTACTCAAGCTTTTTCCTGGGGGGGTCCATGAACCGGGAAGTATGTCTAAAGGGGATTGCAGATTTCCTAAAAAACAAACTTGGACTAATTTTGCATCAGCAATGATAAAAAATTCTGTTTTTGAAAAAATAGGGTTACTTGATGAAAGATATTTTCTTATTTTTTCAGACAGTGATTTTTGTCTTATGGCTCGAGAAAAATCTTTTGAAGTATGGTATTGCCCGACTAGCCAAGTATTACACAAACTCAAAGCATCAGCGTCATCGACTGAATGGCATCAGAAAGATATGCTCGCATTTATGAAGAAATGGGGCATCACATATAATCAATCAACTCAAACATTTAATTATTCAGAAAGGTTCAGAAATTTGGACCTATTCCCCTGATAAAAAATAATAAAAAAACAGGTTGACTTTTTTTGTGGCAAGAATTATATTTAAAAACAAGCATAATAACTCCTTCTGGAGCGACCGGGATTATTTAAGTCCCGCCTTTAAATTTTCTTGTTTTGCATTCACGGACAATGAAAATTAAAATCTCGGTCGCTTTTTAATTTTAAAGAAATAAAAAATGAAATCCAATAGAAAATTTACAAAACTCCGCGAAAAAATAATTTCTTTTAGGTTACTTGAAAATGGTTGGGATTCTTATGGTGCAGAAAAACCAACCGATTCTGCAATTACTGACTACTCCCACGGCTTAAGCCGTGGGGTTCTGATATTAATCAGATACAGTTTCAGCTATCTTTTGATCAAACTAAAATATTTCCGTCAAATGAGTATACTGAAGACTTGATGAAACGGGTGTTGTCGGATAATGAAAAAGAAGCAAATGAATTAAATCCTGCGTCGGATAATTTTTCAAATCCAGAAAATAAAAATTTAGGTTGACTTTTTTTGTGGCGGAAATTATATTTAAAATAATCAAAAATAATCCGGTTCCAAAAAACTGCGACTCAATCAAAAAGTAAACCGGGACATTAAGTAAAAATTCTCATCTTCAAGGAGTTTTATCAATGGTCTTTTCGTCTGACCCACACGCGTTTATATCCAAAAATGATAGTGAAATAAAAAAAATAATATATGTGTTGTGTTTAAAAAATCATATGAATATCCATAATATAGAAGATTTTTTTCAAGACTTTTACGTTAGATTTGTAACTCAAGATGCTCTTAAAAAATATGATTCTACCCAAGTAAAAATATCCACCTATGTATATACGATAATTAAAAATATGATTCGTCAGCAAAAAAAATCTAATGAGCATAAAGTCCGTTCCCACGAAATAACCTCTTTTTTTCAAGACTCTCCAACCTCTACTTCTGTTTCCAGTATTGATACTTTTCAATTTACTGTAAAATGTGCTCCGGATTACGAAACTACTTTATCTATTAATAATACAACCGATCAAATAGATGGTATAAATTTTGATTTTGATTTGTTTGAAGATTGGCTACAGAAACATAATAAAATTTATAAACTAACACATCGAAAAAATCAAAACATAACTATAAAAGTAACTATGCTTAAAATATTTAAAATGATGCGAAAAGGTCATACAAATCGATCAATAGCCTCGTATTTCGGAGTATCTGATATGTTTATTACATATATACGGGATGATATAAAAGAAAAAATGAAGCGTTTTGGCTTTAGATGGGCAGAAAAGAAACGGATAGTAGAATCTAAGAAAGTTGAGAATACAAAAAAGATTTCTTATGAATATTAATAAAGGGGAATTGGTTTTAATTAAAAAATCAAAAGAACATACTGTTATAAAAACAGAGTTTGGATATGGATTATATGGAGTATCAATTCCCTCATCCTTATATCCCATTGCTACAGATAAATTAGAAGTTTTATATGAAAATATAGGAGAAGATTCAATTCATTTAGATGAAGAAACCGTTACCAAAGATGGAGTAATTTATAATTATAAAAAATTGTGTAATCAAGATATAATTTTGTATAGTTTTTTTAAAAATAAAATTAAAAAATTTTACGAACTTTTAAATTCTGAAAATAATCTTTAATTTTTTATTATAAAAGTATATAATATAAGGAACAATATAATGGGAAAGCTCAATCCGCGAGTAAAGTCTATTTAACATTCTAAAGTACAACTCTATGAAAACAATAAACACCAGCGCATTTAAAAAAAATAAAATAATCTGTAATGTTTGTGGTTCGGATCAAGTTAATGTTGTTAAAAATCCCGTATCAATAAGCATTCCTTTGGGGGAAGACGCTGTTTATGAGCAGATTATTACTGTGTGCAAAAAATGTGGGGAAGAAATTGATATAACAAATAAAGAGAGTCGAAATAAAGCCATTTCAACATCAGAAAAAAAATCATTAAAAGCAATTATTCAGTTTATTGTTGATCAAGGTTATTCTTTAGCAAACATTGAAAGAGTTCTTAATCTTCCTCAAGGGACAATTTCAAAATGGAAAAATGATCATAAATTGAATCCAACTGGGCTGGCATTATTAAGATTTATTCGAATCTTTCCGTGGCTTTTATCTGTTGCGGAAAAAAATTATGATATTTCGTTTTTACAGCAAACTCTTATAAAATCTATTAATGAATGTGAAAATCACATAAAAACTTAAAATCTTTTAGAAAGGAGCAGTAAATGTCATTTCCAGACTCAGACATTATCATTAAAAAGGACGGATCAAAAGTTGAGCTAGAATCTTTAGAACATAGTGAAAGATGTTTTAAGCTTCGGGACTTGGCCAAGAAACTTGGAAAAGTAACTGAAGACAAGGATAAGGACCATGTCCCGGCATATCAGGAAACACACATTAACAACTAATTAAAAACAATTTTTTACGGAGGCTTATTTATGTCTATGAAAGCTGTAATACACACGGAAATTCGTAATATGTCGATTTTAAAGGATACCTTAACCGAAATGGGGTATAAGTTTTCTGCTGTCGGGGCCGATGCTCTATCTATCCAAGCTGCCTATCCTATGTCGATTAATTGTGCTAAAGGTGAAATTAATTATGATTCATCTGATAAGACAGCGGTAGAAAAAATTATGGTCTCATATCAGAGAAAGTTTATTCGAGATCAAGCTATCGCTGAGGGATCACAAGTTTATGAAGAAGTCTTGGATAATGGAGATATTCATATTTCCATCCGTAACAGCTAATTTTTTAAGAGTCTTCCCCGAGTGTGCTGGGGTATTTTCCTTTTAACGAAAAACACACTCTTAAAAGAAAAACTTAAGAGTGTGTTTTATATCCGTGATTGGAACTAAAAATGCTTTCAATTAATGATTGTCTATTAGGAAATAGACCGCTTATTTTTGTTGTGTGTGAAAATGATATAGAATTATTAAATTATTTAAACGAAAATAAAGCCCATAATTTTTTCATTTACAGTAAAACTCTTACTAATTTAGTTCCACTAGATGATCTTTTATCCACGCAATATCAACCTAAAATTGCTTCCAGAAAAACTGATATTGAAGTTCTAGACACCATTCTTCATTGGGAATTTAAAGAAGTTAAAGCTAACGATACTTATATCTTTTTGGATTGTGATTTAAATGATAAACAAGTAATCAGAAAAATTAAAGATATACTCGGTAGGTTTCAATTGGATACCGAATTTCTTATAAGTATGGTATTCGTGTCACAATGCATTTCCATTCCACAACCTTTAGAACGAATGGGTGAACTCGTATTTTTTGATACTACTGAAAAAGCTGCTCGAGAAAAAGTAGAGACTATAACTGCAAGAATGGATCTATCAGATGAAGAACGTCCATCAGAAGAAGTAATAAGTAATCTTAAAGGGCTCACACTATTTGAAATAGAACAAGCTTTTACTCAAAGTTGGCAGCTTCACGGAAAGATTGATATAGATTTTATACGATCATTTAAAAAATCTGCTATTGTTAAAACTGGATTTTTAAGTCTTATAGAATCGGATGTAACATTTAATCATATAGGTGGAATGGATGTACTTAAAGAATGGATTCGAAAAAGTTCGGGTGGATGGACGGTTAAGGGACAAGAATACGGTCTCCCAAATTTAAAAGGTGTACTTTTAATAGGTTTACCTGGATGCGGAAAATCTCTTGCAGCTAAAGCTTTAGGAAATGAGTGGAAACTACCTTTAATACAATTTGACCCATCAAAAGTTTTTTCGTCTCGAGTTGGAGAAAGTGAATCTAATCTTCGCCGAGTTTTACAAATGATAGAGAATATTTCTCCTTGTATTCTTTTTATAGATGAAATTGAAAAAGGATTTGCAGGATCTCAATCCTCTTCTTTTAGTGATGCTGGGGTTACGGCCCGGATTTTGGGTACATTCCTTACGTGGATGCAGGATTGTGTTAAACCTGTTTTTACAGTTGCCACATCAAATAATATAGCTTATTTACCACCTGAAATGATTCAACGTTTTGACGAGAAGTTTTTTGTTAATCTTCCGTCTCCATCGGAGCAATCTGAAATTTATAATATTCAACTTAAAAAAGTTCGAAGGGATCCTGTTAAATTTGATATAGAAAAATTAGTGAAAAACAGTAAAGATTTGTCGGGTCGTGAAATCGAACAAGTTATAAAAGAATCTATGTATGATTCTTTTTATAAAGGAAAAGAAATTGATACTGAAAATGTGTTGGAAGTTTTAAAAAAGAAGACTAATTTACTTTCTACTATGGCGGAACAATTAAAATTTATTTTAGATTGGGTTGAGTGGGATGAAGAAAAGAAAGATGGCAAGCGAGCTCGATTTGCAAGCAAACCAGATAGCATTGAAATTTATAAAATACAAAGTGAAATTGATTCTCTTATAAAAGACATAGAAAAAAAGAAGCCGTTTTCAAGAGAATAATGAAATTTTAAAACATCTTAGGAAAAAAATTATGACTACACCATGTAGCGAGTATGAGCAAGTTATTACTGATGATAAGAGCCAAACAGATGACAAAAATCAAACAGCGTTAAAGTTCTCTGATCCTAATGAGCCTTTAACATTGAAACAATTAGAGTTGTTTGGGGCACATTTTCAAGGTAAGCGATACTCAGGTGAAACGGTAATAAGAACATGGGAAATAAGCATCCCCGATTTCGATTCAGATTTTAAGAAGGCTAGGACTTATTTGTCATTGGTAGATGATAGAAACCCAACGGCCAATGAAATAATAAAAGCAATATGCCTGGAGATTAAACGCGAGACGGCATTTGTGGTGACGGAAGCAATTGAGAAAACGTTAATGAAGTTTCGGTTGTGGATTTAAAGCGTATATTTTCATTGTTTTAATAAAGTAAAAAAGGAAATTAGCAAGGTGGAAAAAACTATAAAAGTAAAATTAGAATATGGTTTACATGCCAGACCTTCTGCTTTTATTGTAGCTAAACTTTCCAAAATGAATCTTACTGAGGCAATTTTAATCCATAAAGAATGTGAAATAAGTCTCAAAAGTGTATTATCACTTATCGCAGAATGTATTGAAACTGATGATGAGGTTATAGTAAAAATATCGGGTCCTGATGAAATTGAAGCAATGAAAATAGTAGAAGATACTTTAGAATCTACAAATAAAAAAGATGTTTTTGGAATTGAACCTTATGAATCAAAAGAAAAGAAAAAATAAAAAAGATATCCCTCAAATTAATGAATATTCTGTAAAATATCTGGAACATTTATGGGATTGGGATAAAAGTTGGAATGATGTCCCGACAAATCAAGTATTTAGAACAGATTTAAAACACCGGTCCTCAAAAAAACAAAATAAAAAGAAAGTTGTACCTAAAATAAATAAAACATCACGATACGAACTTTTAAAAAAATTATGGTCAAAATAATGTGGAGCAATTATGAATTTAGCTCGAATTTATCCTAATACATGTCCGATATGTGGTGGTAATAAAAAGAAAGAGCAGAAAGGTTGTTTCCATTGTGCCAGATGTGAAATCTTCGAGGCATGTAACTATACGGATGATCCTATAGCAGAATATTTAGATTTGATCAAGCAACGTCTTGTAACGTTCTACCAAAAAGTTTATGCTAAGGATATAAAGAATGGTTGCACTTATGTTGATTTTATGAAAAAATATGAAAAATATTTGCAAAAAATGGAGCGAGCGCGAAAGAAATGGGAAAAGAATCCGTTTAATCTTAAAAATTCGTATAAGAAAGTAAAAAAGAAGGATGCATAATATAATTCCTATTTATTTTGGTATAATTATAGGATTTATCGTAGGTTGGCTGATCAATGAAACAGTTCACGTTGTGGAAACTCGAAAGGGAAAGAATATCTCAAAAAAGGAAAGGGGTTAGTATGCCTGAAGAATTTCTTACCAAAGACGATAAAAAAGGGAAGTTGTGGTTGGGTTATGAAGTGTGAAGATGGCAGGTGGGTAAATGAGGAAGGAAAATACCAACCTCAACTTGAAGAAAAATCAAAAACAGAAAGAGGTTTTATAACCCTAAATGTTGGAGCTCTAGCAAGAGGAACCGCTCGTAGTTTCTTGACAAACTCGAAATTTATAGGTCGAGACATTGAATGGACAGAAACTAAAACTTTTCTTGCAAGTGAATTTTGTATTAAGGGGCCTAAAATCACCTTGCAAACTATGATGAAGGAAATAAGAGATTGGCAAAAAGGAATAGATCTTGTTCAAGGCTAAAGGGTCTTTGAAGCGATCGCTGGTTTTATACAAAAATTAGATGAACTTTTTATTATCAGTTGTGGATTTACTATCATCAGCAGTCCAGCCTGAGATAGGAAGTAAATCAAACCCGGAGGTTTTTATGATTAAAATTTCAACGTTGTTCGATTTTGACAAAGTATCTTTTGAAAAAGAAAGTGATGTCCATCTTGATGTCATTCTCAAGGCCCCGGCCCGGGACATGTCCAAGCGCATTCCATTACACCTGATTCTTGCAATAGATTGTTCAGGTTCTATGATAGGAACTAAACTTTCTCAAGTAAAATCCACAGTTAAAAAGTTAGTAGATCATCTTACAGAAAATGATAGCTTAGGTATTATTTCTTTTGCTAGCAATGCTCAAGAAGTCACATCTACTGTTCCTATGACAGATGCGAACAAAAAATATGCAAAAGAGCAGATAGACGGAATTCAAGCATCTAGTGTAACTAATCTTAGTGAAGCTATTACTTTTGCTACTGAACGATCGATTTCAGCAGATAAATCTAAAGTATGTAGAATAATACTTTTAACTGATGGTCAGCCCACTTGTGGAACATGTGATCGTGATAGTCTTATAAAACTTGTAGAAACCATAAACCCCTCAATTTCTATATCTACATTTGGATATGGCTCAGATTTTGATTCAGATCTTATGTCCTCTATTTCTACAACGGGTCGAGGAAATAATTTTTATATTAAAGAAGATTTAGATTGTAATAGTGCTTTTGCTGCAGAACTAGGGGGATTGTTATCTCTTTATGGTCAAAACATAAAAATACGGTTATCCCCCTCTTCTAATATGTCTTTTACGGAACTTTTAAGTGAGTATAAATGCGAGCAAAAAAATGGATATCGTTTAATTACTCCTTCTAAATTTGATGTTTCTATAGACGATATATTTGCTGGAGAAAGTAAACATATTATTATGAAATTAAAAGTTCCTAAGGCTACAGAGGCGGTGTGTGCTAGAGAAACTTCTGTTTGTAAAATTATTGTTGATTATTTAGATGTAGAAACAAAAGTTACTCAATCTGTTTCAGCTACCGCAAAAATACAATATGTGAAAGAAGACAAGACTTCCAAAATAGCGAATAAAACTGTCCGGGAACAATTGGCAATTATTGAGGCTATTAAAATCCAGAAAGCTGCAAAAGAAGAAGCTGAAAAGCAGAATTATACTGCGGCACAGGAAATTCTTACTAAAGGGATTGCTTGGGCAGCCAATAATATAGATCTTGGAGCTATGGCTCCTGCCTTAACAGGGACTTATTCTGCTATGTCTATAAGTTATTCCTCAGCAACTAATTATAATTTGGTAGGTTCAAAACTATCAAATTCTTTTTATCAAACAATGGCAAAAGGTAGAGCGGCTACGTCAAATGATATTGGCAGTGGGATTATTTATGAAACTTCCACAATGCAGGAAGTAGAAAAATCTTTTAAAGATGATACATCTAAAAAGAAAAGGAATAAATAAACCTTATAAGAGTTACGAACGGTTCGCAACCGGAGCGGTGAACGAAGCATTTTTTCTACTAACCGCTCTCTTATCTTACAGGAATAAATTATGAAAATTTATTTAAGTCACGATAAGAAACATATGTGTATTCGAGAAGGAGAAGAAAATCGTTGGCTTGCTCAGGAAGATATAAATAGACCCTGTGGAACCTTCAAACCTTGTACTCTTTGGGAAGAAAGAAGAAATTGTTTATATCAAGAAATTCCTCTTTCGGATCTTATTCTTTATACACATTGGAAACAGAAAGATGAAGAATTTTTTAAATTATTAGAAAAGTAATTAAAAGAGATATGATGCAAAAGCTAGTTAATGGAAGAGTTGCAGTCATTTTTACCAAAAGTAAAAAGGATAACCCCAAGTAAAATGGGAAATACTAGACCCGTCGATTGATCTCAGAGAAGGATAAAATATGAAAAATCTATTGCGATTGGGTTTATTGTTATCAGGGATTGGATTAGTTTATTTTTCCGGTCGTCATACAACCCTAACCATTATTTCTGCTGTGTTTTTCGTAGCAATTGTTGGGGTAATACAATTCAGGGAATTGGGCATATTTCTTAAAACGAAGCACGGTAAGAAAGGATAGATATCGAGGTAATTGGGTAAAATGTGAAAAGCCAAAATGGGCAGAACAAATAGTTTGCTGGGGATTGTAACAAACGAGAAAGAGGTAAATATGGGTCTAATAAAGATCTATTGCTTAATGGCTATTATAACTACAATTGTTATTTTGACGCTTAATAGCCTCAAAGTAGTGATATTGCGCCCCGGTGGTGTATGGGTAATAATAGCTTATTTGGCATTGAATATTTGCGGACTGTTGTGGATATTTCTTAAGGAGAATGCTAAGATAAATAAAATCAAATTTAGAAAGGACATACTATGAATGATTCGGGGACTCAAACTGCAGTATTACCAGAGGAATTAAGAGGATTTAACTGGGGTGCTTTGCTTCTCACACTTATCTGGGGCTTAGTGCATCGTTGCTGGATCGTTTTATGTATTATTCCTTTAGCTTTTCTTCCGGCTCCAATAGGGACTATAGCGCTAATTTGTTTTTACTTGTATTTTGGATTTAAAGGTAATGATATTGCCTGGAAAAATAAAAAATGGGATTCTATTGAACATTTTCAAAGGATTCAAAACCTTTGGGTTAAATGGGGAATTGGAGTTTTTGTTGTGGCGTTTATTTTTGGTGCTTTAAAAGTAATTTGTAATTTTTAAATGACTCGATTAAACAGATTTCAACTTGTAAGAAAAAATCGAGGGGGTATTTCTTCTGTTAAACCTATATCGGTTGCTTATAGATTTAAATCTTCTATTAGTATAAACACAGTATGTTCTTATATGAAGAAATGCATTCAAGAAGATGTTTTATTTGATTCATCAAATATTGATATAGGAATTTTAGATTCAGCCATACGAAAAATTTTAGATGAATTTAAAGTACCAATTTTAGTTGATGACACAAATGCTCTTATATTCTCTGCTTCTTATGGGATTGATCATTTATGTTCTTTTTCAAATTTTGATAAAAATAAATCGATTATAATTTTATGGAATTTAAAATCTGAAGACCTCTCCCGTTTGGGAGTAGGACCCTCCAACATCTTTTTGAGGATTATCCGCAATGACAATTGAAGAGGATATCAATATTTTATTAAATGATATTAAAGAATTACGTAAATCAAAATCTGGGTCCTTGGAATATCGTAATAAAATATTAGAATTGGATAAATTACGTCGTAAACAAACTCGCTTAGGAAATAAAAAGAAGAAAAACAAATCTACAGAATGGGGGGATAGAAATGCAAAATCTTAAAGATTTGATTTATATTAAGAACCATCTTTTAACTTTAGAAGAACGTTTTGAACTTTTAAATATTGCCAATCGAGAAGATTGGGTTGAAGGATTGATTGACTATATTATCGCGCAAAATTACACTTCTTATACTAATAAAGAATTTGAGTCTATAAAAGAAGAAAATGAAAGATTAAAAGAGATAATTGATGATGCAAGAAATACTTTGGACCGATAAATGAAAGTCATTAAACCAAGTTTTTCTATTCTTGGAAATCCTGATGGGGAAAAAATATTGCAATTTATAGAAATTGCAGGTCGAGTATGCTATAAATCAGAAGCTAAAATAACCCATGAATCTTCCAAAACTTTTGTATTGAACCTTATTAAAAATAAGCACGAATCAGTGCTTGAACATCAATCTATTTCGGTAAAAATAATATGTGATTGTGGAATATCAAAAGAAATTACACGACATCGTATTGCAAGTTTTTCTCAATTATCAACTCGATATTACAATTTTTCTAAAGAAAAAAACATAGAATTTATAAAACCTTGCTATTGGAATGAAGGTACTACTTCTTATAATGTTTGGGAAAATATTTGTATTGAAGCTGAACGAGCGTATTTCTTTTTAATAAAAAACGGATCTACTCCCCAAGAAGCCCGGTCTGTGTTGCCTAGCTCGCTGAAGACTGAACTAATAATGACCGCAAATTTAAGAGAATGGCGGCATTTTTTTAATGTTAGAGCCGCAGGAATAGTGGGAAAGCCACACCCTCAAATGTTAGAAATAACTATTCCTATGTTAAGGGAATTCAAAAATATTATACCAATTATATTTGATGATATATTAACTACTTAAAATTTAGTGAGTTTTTATCTAATTATGAAATTTATTGATTTTAAAAAAGGTGATTTAATTATTTTTGAGGGTTCTATTTGTACAGAGATTTTAGAATATAATGATAGATATTCTACATATTTTGAATTATTAGAAAATAATGAATAAAGATAACACAAAAAAATTGTTTGATAAATATCCTAAAATTTTTGCAGACAAACCTGGTCCAGAGTATCTAATATCCCCATGTCAATATTATGGGATCGAGTGTGGAGATGGATGGTATAATATTATTGACGCATTGTGTTGTTCCATCCAGCATCATATCGATATTACAAAATGCCAACAAGTTATTGTAGAACAAATAAAGGAAAAGTTTGGAGAACTTAGATTTTATATTCAAGGTGGAGACGATACTGTACGGGATTTGATATCTTTTGCAGAAATATTATCTATAAAAACTTGTGAAATATGTGGGAGCCCTGGAATAACCCGAAATAAGCAGTGGATACAAACTCTATGTAATAAATGCGAGACTTTAGAAGATGATACGTCAACAGAATAATAATATCTTCAATAAAGAATTTTTCCCCCCTATTTCTAATCCCCAAGAAAAAAATTATGGATTGAATGCGGAACAGTATTCCGCTATTTTATCTAGCCCAGTAACATATATCAATGCAAGTGCCGGGTCTGGAAAAACTAGATGTCTAATTGCTAAAATTCGTCTGCTTTTAGATTCTGGTACAAAACCAGAAAATATTTGCGCTATCACATTTACGAATAAAGCAGCTAAAGAAATACTAGATCGGCTTTCTAAATATACTGATGTCTCAGCAATGCAAATATCAACGATACATTCAATGTGTGTGAAAATTATTAAAAAATTTTTACACCATACTTATTTAAAATCACCTTTTTCTATTTACGATGATTCGGATTCGGAATCGATAATCAGAACCGTTATTAAAGCAATGAAAAAAGACGAGTTAACTGTAGAAGAATGCTCAAAATTTATTAGTAAATTTAAAGAAGAAGGAATAAATGCATTACAAGAATTTAATGGAAATGAACAAATTTTTATGGAGATTCTGAATAGATATCAGAAAATTTTACAAAAAAATAATGCTTGCGATTTTGATGACCTTTTAGTTTTAGCTTTAAATTGTTTAAAACAAGATGATTGTAGATATTATTTTACACATTTATGGACATCAATACTAGTTGATGAATTTCAAGATACTAGTACATGTCAATATGATATAATTAAATTATTATATGATCCAACTATAACAAAAGATATATTTGTTGTAGGAGATTTAAATCAATGCGTGACCGAACAAACAGTTATAGAAACTGAAAACGGGATAAAACAGTTTAAAGATTTTAATGAAAAAGACTGCATGATAAGATGTGCGACGGGATCTGGAAAAAGCGGAATGGGAAATATAACTGGACGATACCAGAAATTTGTGGAAGATTTTCCAGTTATAACTGTAACAACAAAAGAAGGATTTACTTTAACTTCCTCCTATAACCACATTTATTTTGCAGGATTTAATAAATTATCGATGACAAAATCATTTTATGTGTATCTTATATATAAAAAAGATTTAGGCTATAGAATTGGATTAACAGGAGGGATGTTTAACGATTTTACAGTAATATTAAATCAAAATCTGGGGGATGCTCTTTGGATCTTGGGAGTATTCAAAAAAGAAAAAGAAGCTAAATATCATGAATATTTTTATTCAATAAAATATGGGATTCCAACTTGGGCTTTTCAAATTTCTTATAGAAACCTTAATACAGGATACGATGACGAAAGTATAAAAAAACTATTTTTAAATATAGATACAAGAAAAAATGCACAAAAATTATTTGATAACTTATTTTTATCTACAGAATTTCCACATTACATATCTCAAGCAAAAAAAATAAATAAAATAGAAAGCGGAAAACTCACAGAATTTTCTTTAGCAAAAATTCCTGCATCAAATCTCATAATAGGAATGAGTTGTTTTATTTATAAAAACAATACTATAGAAATGGATACGATAGTAAGTTTAAATAAAGATTTGTATACTGGATTTTTGTATGATATAGACGTAAACCATTCTCATAATTTTATAGGAAATGGAATTGTAACTCATAATTCCATTTATGGGTGGAGATCAGCAAAACCAGAAAACGTACAAAAATATATAAAAGAATTCGGGGCGCAAACTCATTGGCTCACCTATAATTATAGATCCTCTCCAGAAATATGTACTCATGCTTCTAAATTTTTACAGTTTGGACCTCCAATGGTCCCAAAAATAGTTTCTCCCGGAAAAGTATCAATTACAGTTTTTGAATCTTTTGAAGACGAAGCTAGAAAGATAACTGCAAATATATTTCAAAAAGGTAAAGAATATTATTCTGAAACTGCAATTATATATCGAATGAATTCAAGATCCTTGTTTTTTGAAAGAGAATTAACAAAAGCAAACATACCCCACAAAGTTGTTAATTCTTTACCATTTTACCAGCATAAAGTTATAAAAGATCTTTTGGCAGCCCTTAAAGCCTCTAATAATATGGAGGACCGAGAGAGTTTGGCTAGAATTATTAATAGGCCAAAAAGAGGCTTTGGTGATGCTAAAAAAGAACAACTTTTATTACATGGTCAGGATTATATAAAAGAAATAAGAAAAGATCTTCCACATATCGATAATTTTTTACATATTTTAGAAGACATAAAAGGAAAGCGCCCTGCCGACGCCATCACGGAATATTTAAATAGAACGAAATATTTAGAAATTGTCGAAACAGATGACGATCGATCTTTAATTGATTCTTTACGAAATATAATTTTAGAATATAATAATGTTGAAGAACTATTATTAGCCAGTACATTTTTAGAAAAAGAAAAGAAAAATGGAGTAACTTTAACAACAGCTCATGGAGCAAAAGGACTGGAATGGAAAAGAACTTTTGTTACATCCCTTGATTGTTGGCCCCACCCCAACTCTCTTGACATATTAGAGGAAAATCGACTTTACTATATGGCGATTACTAGAGCACACGATTTTGTGAACATTAGCTATTCAAAAACCAGACCCTATAGAGGAACCATTATAGAGTGCTATCCCAGTAATCTATTCAAAAAAAGCTATAAAGAAATTTATGGCAGAGATTATAATTAAGAAATTTATCCCGGCATTGAAATTAATAATCCTTTAATAAATTATGGTTTCCGTACATTTAAACGGAGCCCAAAAATATGTCTGACGCAACAACCTACCAAACACCAATATCTATTGTGAGCCCTAGTGGTATAACTTATACACAAAATTATATTTATACTATTGATTCTACAACCTTAGTTCCGATCCTAGGTGTCTCTACAACCTCTGTAACGACCCAGAACCCAGTTATTTCAGCACCAACCCCAGCACCCTATGGAACACCCCCAATTCAAGGCGGACAAGCTCCTATGGCTTTTACAGCGGGTCCTCAAGGCGATCTAACAACAGATACCGCAAACTAACTATGACTTTCATAAAAGATATCACATTTTTACTTGCTGGATTAACTATAGTAGGAATAATTGTAGGAGTAATAATTCAATACGGTTTTTTTTTGGGTATGGCAGTTGTAGCGTTAGTTTTAACAGTTTGTTCACCGTTTATAATCAAACATATCAAGGACTTATAGTTATAATTTTTATTCCCAAGTCCCGGGCCTTGGCCTCGCACACGGGACAGGGTCCTATCCGGGCCAAGGCCCCGGCCCTTCCCACTCTACATAATAATAAAGTTTTTAACGATTTTGGGTGTTCTTTCATTAGTGCCATTTCAGCATGAATTCCGCCCCCATGTCTATAAAATCTAGGACGATTTGTAGCGGTTGCAACTAATTCTCCGCGTTTATTAAACCCTAACGCTGAAATTTTATATCTACAAGATGAAGTCGCAGCTTTTTTGATTGCGATATTTATATGATTATGATGTAAACGTGACATAATAACGTACTTATTCCATTAAATAAATGATATAACCATAATCTTCGTTTATTAAATTTCATAGGTCTCTATCAAGATTCTAAAATTTTATCCAATTCCAAATATAATTCTTCATCTTTGGTTATAGAGAGAAGATCTTTAACTTTATCAAAATCCTTTTCTTTTTGTATAGAGACTACTGACAAAATCGCGGAAATTGAAGAATATCGATGGCCAGATAAAACTTCAGGTACATTTGGTCCCAGCGAAGTTGTAAACAACGGTAACCCACCAGTAGTTATAAGTAATCTTTCTACGTCCACATTGACATTTTCTTTTGAAAGAAGGTCATAAATATAAACACCCGTAAATAGATACTTCATTGCAGTTTCGTCACCAGAAAAGATGGTAGTATTCTTACACTTAAGAATTGAGAGTACAACAGTGAGTGAATTCGGCGTAACTTCTTTAATTGCCCCTCCATAACCAAGTTCAAAATAGAGTAAACTCCGCAATGCCTTGGCAATTGATGTAACGTGTTTCGCAGGACAATCGTTAAAGTGTTCTTCTCCACGGTCATTGTAACCTTCAATTGTAATCTGGCCTTTCATAAATTCTCCTATTTTAATCTTTAATAAAAGAGCGGCATATTTCATCAATACCGTCGTTTGGTAATCCGAATTCGTCGTTCTTGCTTTTTAGATAATCCCTAATGACTTCAAAATTACTTCTTGGGTCCCCTTGCACTATGATAGAGCGAGCTTCCTCATCCGTATCTGCAAAACCGAGAATTTTATACGTTACGGTCCCATCGTTCAATCTTATGATAGAATCTTCGGTTTCTTCCGCTCCCGCAGTTGTATAAAACCTATTTCCTTCTTTTAAACCTTCCAAAACTACATATTGTTTTCGTGACATGTTAATTTGGTTTTTAAGGAGTCCTTTCAACTCCTGAGAGAAAAGATTATTTTGTTAAAAGTTCAAAAAATCTCTTGGATTTGTATGGATAATTACTATATAGAATTAAATCTTTAGGATTAATAATTTCTCCTTCTCGGTTTCTTGAGATTTCGCACCATAATATGTCCCAATTCGAGTCTTCTTTAGCAATTGAGGCAATATTTAAAAAATTAAACATTAAAAATCGATCTCTTTTTCCCCGATTTTTTATTTTAAAATTATCAGGTATTTTCCATTGTGGATTTTTAGCAAAATTCACGACACTAATATCCACACATTCAACGATAACAAGCCGATCTCTGGTATGCTGTCGCAATAATATGTCGCCAATTTTAATGGGTTTCATTTAAAGACTACGTTTCAAATGGTCAAAAATTACTGCTATAAGACCTTTTTTCTGTTCATCTCGAAGTTCTTTTAAAACTGTATCATATAAGACACCCTTCGAAATATAAGTAAAATGTGCGTATTCTTGATCAGTTGTGGTTGTGTATTCCTTGACATATACTTGTGCCGAATCGTTAAGCAGTCTATGATTCGGGCCTCCAACATAACATCTCAATGCTTCGTCAATTGCTTTGTGCATATTTACCGAAGATGTGTCTCCGTCTTTAATATTCATACGAACAAGTTGACTGAAATATATGCAGCCAATTCTGATCCCATCAGGTCCATATAATATTTCCGGTTTGTATTTAATTTTTAGCATAGCACATATTGGAATTGCTGTTTGTGGCTCTACTTGCATTAGTCCCAAGGCCCCTTTATCTGAATGAGCAATAGGATTAAAATTAGACTCAATATGAGCCACTGAAGCATATGCTTGCCACGGGACATGATACTGTCTTGACATTGTATCAAAAACGGAAGCGCACATCGCTGCCATAGATGTATCAATATCATAAGCCGCGAGAATAGTATTTTGAATTATACATATTCGTGCCGCTTTCTCTTCGTGAGCGGAAAGTTTAGAATTAATTGATATTGTATAACCTATAAGTTTATAAGTTCCATAAGACAATCCAGCCAATAATAATATCAAAACTATGGTCAAAGTTTTATGGTGATGCTTTACTTTATCAAGTATTTGTCTATACACAATATTTGCTCCTTGTTATGGATTAAATCTACAAAAACTTCAAAAATGATCTTTTACTGTGGCCCTGAGGCTATATATGAAAACGACCTATTTATAGGTCGGAGAAGTCTAAAAACAGAAGATTTTAAAAATACAAAAAATATTAGAAGATAATTAAATTTTATACCCAGTTTATAGATAATCTCCTAATATTTTTTGTTATTACATGAAAAAATACAAAATAGACCCCGGTAGTGAAGTTATTTCTGGAAGTAGCGGAAAATTATATGTTACAACTACTCCAGACTATGAAGGCCCATCTGGTATTAAACTAAAAGACCATGATAAAACATACGTTTACAAGCATATTCTTCTTTGTGAACAGAATAAATTACATCGGTATCTTTCAAAGGACGAAGATGTTCATCACAAAGACGAAAATCCAAAAAATAATGCATTATCAAATCTTGAAGTTAAAACTCACGGTGAACATTCTCGAGGTCATGCTCTCAAGAAAAAGTTCTGGAAAAAAAGTCCTCGTACTAAACCCGGACAAAAAAGAAAAGCTGCTCAAAATGTAATTTCTAAATTTAGAAATATCCTATTAAATAATGATTAAACGCGATCGATTCCTATAGTTTTCCTATAAGTTTTTTCAGTTTGAAGACCCACGAGCGTGTCTCGAAGAGCACCTTTTTGAAAAACAAGAACAGTGGGAACCGCAGTAATATTAAATCGCTCTGATAAACCTGGATTATCATCTACATTTACTTTAAACATTGAAACTTTATCGCTATCGACCAAAGAAGTATCAATACGATCTAAGATAGGACTCAATGTTTTACAGGGACCGCACCAAGAGGCCCAAAAATCTAGCACCACTGTCTCATTACTCGTAACATCTTGATCAAATGTTTTGTCTGTAGTTTCTTTCATTTTTACTTTCCTTTCTTTAAGTTTAACACGCTTTTAAATTGATTATAACCTATCCCTTATTATAATTATATAGTTTTATCACAAAAAAGTAAAGAAGTTTTTTAAATCATAAATTTTCAATTAATAATCTTTTTATAAATATTTTAATTATATGGAAAGAAAATATTGTGAAAAATGTGGAATACTTTTAGGACTTACAACAAAGGGTTCATTATGCAATAAACACAGAGATCGAGCAGGAATTAACAACCCATTTTACGGAAAAACTCATTCAAAAGAAACAATTGATAAAGCAAAAATAAAATGTAAGACCTCTTCAGAAAAATTGTGGAAAGATCCTCTTTATCGAGAAAAAGTAATAAAAGCAATTTCTAAACCTAGACCAAAGAGTTTCAAAGATGAACAAAGCCTGCGTATAAAACAATGGTATCAAAATAACCCTGAACAAAAAGAGTTTCGAAGCAAATCTATGAAAAAAAATTGGAGTGAGGGAAAAATAAAACCTAATTCATGTGCTATTCATAATTCTACTTCTAAGCAAGAAGCAAAGTTTTTTTCCGACATTAAAAGCATTTTTGGCGATTACGCTATTAAAAAATCCCTGAGATTGGGAAAAAAATGGATTATTCCAGATGTTCTTTTAAAAGATATTCATTATGTAATAGAATATTATGGAGATTTTTGGCACGCAAATCCAGAAAAATATAAGGCTAATGATATTATTTATTTTAAAACTGCTAAAGAGGTATGGGATAGAGATGCATATCGAATAAAATTATTAAAAGAGGCTGGATATGAGGTTATAATTGTTTGGGACTCAGATTATAAGAAAAATAAAGAAAAAATATTAAATAACCTCTCTTATCTTTTATGGGATAGTTGCATTTTTTAATGTTCCTCTCGTATTATTTTTCCTGCTTTCATATTTATTAATGGTTTGATTCTATTTAAAATCACTGCTGTTGGTTTAAGTGCCTCTTCAATGATTCGTGAGTCTTTATATGCACTAGGAGATTCATCTAAAGTATCCGTTGCAATAGTTGTAGAATAAATCCCGGTCATTTGCCTTTTGTATGTATTAACATCAAGTGTTTTTTTGGCTTTTGCTCTAGACATATTCCTACCAGCTCCATGCGGGGCACTATAATTCCATTCCGGGTTAGATAGACCCTCACATATTAATATCCCATCTCTCATATTATAAGGTATCAACATTCGTTCCCCAATATAAGATCTGATTGCCCCCTTACGGATTATAAAATCTCTGAAATCGATATAGTTGTGTGTTGTTGAAATAGAATCTTTAATTTCTGTTTCGGGATAATCAGATTTAATTATTTCAACAATTTTTTTAATAATTAAATTACGATTGGTTTCTGCATAATGTTGAGCAAAAATCATATCATATAAATACCCAATTGCTTGGTCACCTTCAAGCCATCGAAGCTCATCTGAACAGGGATAAGTCGGAACCGGGTCTGGGGACGCTTTATAAGCTTTGATTTGCTCATAAAGTTCTTTACCAGTATACCGGGATTTTAAATCAGCTATAGCTTCTTGGCGATCAGCTTTTGATCGTTTAGTAAAATTTTTAATAGCTGTGCCTTGCCAATAACCACAAATAGCTTTACCAAGATTACGGGATCCAGTATGATCGGTAATCCAAATATTTTTATTCAAATCTTTTCCAATTTCAATAAAATGATTTGATCCTCCATTTGACATTAAGCTATTTAAAACTCTTTTTGGATCACACCCTATTAAATGGCATTTATCAAGGAGCCATTTAATATCATAATAAGGGGGTGGAGGAACCGCAATAGAAAATCGATTTTGATAAGCTACAGCGAAGGACTGGGCCCGGGCCCGGGCCTCTTTCCAGTCATATTCCCGTTCCACATTTATAACTGATCGATCATTAATATCGAACCCGAATGGAATATGTTGTCGTATACGTTGCTCAATTCTTGCCAAGTCCAAATTTTCTAAACGTCCAAGATTAGTTGACAAAAGCCCACACCCTATGTCAACCGAAACGGTGTTTGGGACTATATACGGACCTATAGGCATCGTAAAACCGATCGGTGACGAAGTCCCTTGATGTATATCAGGCATCATCACCACAGAATTCGTAAACCCTTTATGATTAATGAGTTCCGTAACCTGTCCTATTGCAGACGGTTCAACATCATCGATCATTATTTTTGCAGACGTATATTTTCCAAATAATTCAATCATATAGTCCTTTCAATTTGGCTATTCAATGGGTATTGTTACATACTCCAAAGATTTACAAAGCTTTCCTTCCTCTTGCCAAAATGTCAGATAGTTCTTACATCAGTTTCATGTTCCCTATACGCATGTTTCCCAAGTGCATGTTTGACAAGGAACTAATAACTCCAAACGCGCTCAACAGCCACAGTATCACCAGGACGACCACCACAACATTCAAGATAGTCTTGATTTTCCCGTCCATGGGAATGTACTTGTTGATGAGCCACAGCACGACGCCGACGATAATGAGAATGAAAAGAATAGAGATTATTGTCATGATTTTTACCCTTTCTTTGTAAATGATGAACTATCACGATTTATTATTATACCACGCAATAGTCATGCCATAGCTTTAAATTCGACCTGTATTTGTTTCAACAGAAATCGCCCTATCGTCCCATAGTTCTATCATACCATAATCTTTTTCATTCGTAATCTCCAAAAGTGGAAGACCGTGCTTCTTGAGCCAACAATGAATAAGGACTTTTTGTTCTTTACGAGTTCCTTTTATCAACTTTTTCGCAGCTCGAGCCGTAAATATTTTTACGGTTGTTCCTTCCTGAAGCCATTTTTTAATTCTTTCTACCATTGACGGAATAGGGTCTCCTATATGATTTGGATCATTTGGATCATAATTATAAACTGCAAGAGTTCCGTCTAAATCCACTCCTATCCAAGGTTTCATTTTATATTTTCTTTCTCAAATTTATTTTCCTTTATTATCTATGGTTTATTGCTCTTACTAGTGCAAGGGTGTCTTCTGGACTCGGATTAATTACTTCCGACTGTAATTTTAAAAGAGAATTGCAACAGGGACAATTAATTTGATAAAGTTTTCCTGTTCCAGCAGGACCTAAAAGTGTGGCTGGGGTACATCCTTCCCACATTGCAAATTCATGCTTAAGAGGTTCGAAAGGGATTTGAGGATTTTTTTGTTGAGTATTCTCTTGATCTCCTTTATAAAAATGTTTTCTTCGTTTTTTGCTCATAAGATTCCACCCTAATTCTAATAACCGTTAAACGAATCCTCAACCTGTTGTTTTTGAAACAACCGCTTCTACCAATTGGGCTACGTGCACTTATAAGCGCGATGGGATTCGAACCCATGGATGTCAGATCTTAAATCTGATGTGTCTACCAATTGCACCACGCGCCTGTTTACGAAAGTGAGCGGGAAAGCCCACGACTTCAGCCGTGTGGATGAGAGCGAACATGTATAATAGTCTTTTAATAAAACGATTGTAATATATAAAAGACCAGAAA